ACGATGTTAATATAGCGTTCTTGGATTGCTTTTTTCGCTTTAGATCCCTTAGTGCTGAAGAGCTCATCGCGATAGCGTTGGTTCAAATCTTTCCATTTGTCCTTGTAAAGCTGGCGGATTTGTGCGGCGGCTTCTTGCGGAAGACCGAATTCGCCTTGTAGAGCGGCGCGGAGTTGCGGGCTATATTGGACCGTAGTGTTGTCTCCAGTCTCCTCGCGCTCCTCTTCGGTATTGCCTCTGTAAGTGGTGATTGCCGGGAGCCCAGCCTCAGAGTATCGCTGAAGAGCCATATTCCATCCAGCAAGGCGGCGCTCCTTTTCTTCTTCGTCGTTGATACCAGGGGTTCTGCGATACGTGTTGAGGATGTTGAGGAGATTATTCATCTTCTCCTCATCAATGCCTTCTGGGTGCTTTGCCGTGTAGGCATCGGTGAAAGTCTTGAGGTTATCCATTAGCTTACGGAGCTGTTCGTTATACGACTGGTTAAGCTTTTCCGAGTCTTCGTCTGAATAAGATTTGCTGAGACTATCACGATAGGTGTTGATAATGCTTTCAATCTCGTGAGCGAAGTGGGTGTAGCCAGCGCGCCATTGTGCCTCGTCAGCTTTAGAACCGTTGAACCAATCGGAATAATCTTGGCTGATTGGGTCGAACTGGCGGTAGCCTCCCCACTCTCTTCCAATCTGTTGGCCGACGCCAGCAATACCGTTATCGATGAACCCTTGTAGGTAGTCAGGGGTCTGGTTATAGGCGCGAGCGTTTGCTGTATTGGACGGACCGAAGATGAAGCCGGCAGCAGTATTAAGGAAGTCGTTTGGAGCTTCGTATTTCTTATTGCCGGTCGTACCAGTTGCCCAGCCACGGTTCATGAGGTCAATCATATTAATCTCACGCTGGCCTTGCGTATAGCCAGGGACGAAGCCAGTTCCAATCTTTAGAATCTGGTCCCAGCCAATCCCGCCAAGCTCGATTGCAGGGCGATGCGGGTCGAGGGAGCGCTCGGCATCATCAGTCAGCGTGACATTATTCTCGTATGATTGGCGTGACGCCCAGTAGAGCATCGGGATGAATGATGTAAAACCACCAGAGAGGAGCGCGTTCACCGCCGGGTTGGTGACCACACGGTCCATGAAGTTATAATCCTCTTCGTCGACGCCAGTGTATTGGTCGTCCATCAAACCGAATGGGTCAAGGCCGAAGACTGATAGGGCACCGTAGCCGAGTTTGCTCATAAGCAGCACGAGGCCGCCCTTCCAGCCTAAGTTCTTGATGACGTACCCCATGGCCGCCGCTATACCGTCTGCATCGTTAAGGTCGCGAATATTGTTGATGTACATATTGGATTCGCGGATACCGAATGATTTGAGGTTCGTAGCTAAGCGGAAGAATGGGTTGTCCGCGGCGGTCAATCTGCCCATATCGTTAGCAGCGAGGCCGATGCGTTCGAAGCGTTTATTCACATAATTGAACAGTTCGTTGCCTGAGAGGCCTTTGCGTTTAGCCTCCTGCAAAATACCTGCCATTAATACGCGATTCTTTGCGTTCTCGCCGAAGTCAATCGGTGAGCTCGCGAACTTGTCGAACGATTTGCCTAGCTCTTTGATATCTTTCGGTGACAATTTTCCGACAGTGAGCTCGCCCTTAGTGATAGAAGAGTTCCTAGCGATAACCGCCCAAGCCTCAGCAGTACCTTCTAGCATACGAGCTCTTCCGCCCTCTCCAGCTACGTCAGTGTAGCGGTCTGGGACAATCATATCTACCCATTCGTTTACTTCATCACGGAACTCTTTGTCGAGCGCTAGGTTTTTGATAGTTGCTAGGGCGTCTCCGACCTTGAATTCAGTGAAGAGACGGATGCACTCAGAAGTCTGAAGCACACCGTTCTTGAAGTTGAACCAGAAGAGACTCTTCATGCGAGCAGACGCGGCTTTATTAGCCAGCGTATTAATCTTGCCCATCAACCCAGAGTCGTTAGTATTGCTAGAGATGATCCCTTGGCGGCGGATAAACTCGTTAAGCGCAGACATATTCTTCTTGCTGAACTGGTTGAGGTCAGCGCGGGCAATCCACCTATCGATACGGTTGATACCCTCGTAGCGAATCATCCATTGGAGGTCAGAGGCGAGCGACGCTCTAGTGATTGGGGCGTTATTAGCACGAGCAGCAATCTTCTTCATCCACTTGTCTGCCACATACTCAGCGCCTTTAGCCGAGCGGCGGCGGCCATCAGTGAGGTATTCGACAAGCATCTCTTTGAATTGGGCGCCATTCATGTTTTCATCGAACATTCTGTTCGTCATGAACTTAGCTGCCGCGTCGCCGTTGACTACCATTGCGCCCCCCTGGTCGTAGAGCGAACCATCTGGGGTGATCATCGCTCTCATCCAGTCGGATACAGACATAGTTGGCACGTGGTCAGCAGTCCAGATTGACGCTTTTCCTCCAGGCTGGGAGTAATTACCTCTAGCAGAGCCATACATATCGCCATAGCCATACTTGATTGCCCAAGCTTCACCGCCATCATAGTTCTTAATGCTGTCGTTAATCTCGTTCCAATCAATCTCGCCTTTCTCTTTTTTGAGTTCGGCCTTTGCCTTCTTGGCACCAGCAGATTTCTCGATAATCTCTGCTTGCTTTTTCTTCGCCTTGATGGCTTTGTTCGCCTGTTCGGCAGTGACATCTACACCGTCAGCGTGTAGCTCTTCCATGAACTTTGCTGCGGCCACTCTATCGCCAGCGATATCCCAAAGCATATTGTTAACAAAGGTGCGATAGCGCGTTGCGATATCATCAGACAATTTAGCAGTAGTGAAGGTGCCGTCTTCCATAGCCGAAGCACCAGTGTAGTGCTTCCAGAGCACGCCTTGGAGGATTTCTTCGGAGGTGAGGTTCTCTGGCGAGTAGTCGGTGTGCGGAAAGTAACCAACAGTTGTAGGGATGTCTACACCGAGTGCCTTCTTGGAAGCATCACGAAGGTCTCGCATTTGTGGCTCAACAAAGTTCTTATAGAACTGAGTGTCCTCAAGCGTGATCTTGTATGTCACGCCATCGACCGTATATTCTTTGCCGATAGCGTTCACCAAAGCTACCTTCTCGTGCTTCTGCAAATGGAAGAGGTAGTCCATATTGCGGACAAACGTGGACTGGTCTTCTGGGGTTTTGTACACCTTAGTGAATTCAGGAATAAAGTTCTGGGTGAACGATTCCATAATCGAATTGAGGCTGTTATCGTGCCAGTTGTTGAGTTGTGTCGGGTCCACCGGCATATCGGCTAGAGCGTGACGAACGGTGTAGCGGGTGTCATGACCTTCCTTGTAATAGCTCTTCTCCATACGCGGAGCGTCCCACTTTGGAGAAGCCGAGTTAGGGGCGCTATCTGGAAGTGTATCGACAGGCATACGCTTGTAGAGCTCGTCGACAATCTCTGCCGCACTCTTGTTATATGGCTGTGACTCGACTGCGTGGAAGACATCCGCTGCCATATCCTGGTTAGCGATGCTTGCTTGCGGGGTAGTGACCGCTTCGGAATCATACATATTGATAACCATCGAACGGTCGAACTCTTCATTAACGCCAGGGAAGTATGCGTATACAACCTCGCCCGAAGGTTTAGTGTATTCAACGATTGGCTTGCCTGTTGCCATCGCCATGTTTCTGGTGGCATCCTCAGTGCCCATGCTGTCCATAATCAACCTACTCTTTTCGCTAAGTAGGTCTTTCTTAGTGTCGTAGTCTTTGGTATCGATATCCAACTCGTCCAGCTCTTCGAGCGCAGCGTCGCTAGCCAACGATGCCTCATTCTCAGTGAGAATATATTTGCGGTCAATCTCTGCACGGACAAGGTTATCGCCGTATTGCCTTGCGTTGTTAGGGTCCTGGGTGAATGGGTAGCCGCCAGCTTCCTCAATGTCGACTGTATTACCGTTCGGCGAAAGGTTGCGGATAGTATCTTCGTTCGAGAACCCTACTCTATCGATATCAATCTCACCGGTAATGCGTCCATCCTTCTGTCCGCGGAAGAGGATGAGTGGCTCAGTCTCTAGCTGATGGAAGAGATAGCGGTTAAGGTCGCTAGCTTGCTGGGTGTTTAGATACTTGTAAATCTTATCGTAGGTGACATCTTCGATATTTCCACCCTTAGCAACTGCGTCTAAGATTACCTCTCCACTGCCTTCGCCAAACGCCGCGTCAAGAGCTTTCCCAAGACGTTTGCCTTTATAGGTAGTGCCTTTAAGTTTATTTTTTAGAACATCACGAGGAGTTATGAGGTTTGCGTAATTACCATTCTTATCAGCGAATGAGATATCTATAACAGTATTAGGGCCGTTTTGGGTAATCTTAGTCACCTTTGCTGGCCAGCTGCGCGGGAGCACGATTGGGCCGCCGTCAGCTACAGCGGAGTACCTACCAAAATGTTCTGGGTCGCCATAGTAGATTACTGGAGCACCTTCTGGGATGTTGTAACGGAAGATAACTTCGCCATATCCACCAGCATAATTTGGGGATAGAGAGGTGAACGCATAGCCATTATCGACCCAGTCATCACCAACCTTCAAAGAGAATAGGTTAGAGCCAGTGCTGTTGCGACCAATTCCGTTCCCGCCCATGTCGCGCCTCATACCACGATATACAGTAAACGGTTTCTTCGCTTCATACGGGGCAGCATATTTATAAGCGTTAATCACTTGGTATGCGAGTGGTAATTCGCTAAAGCCATTATCGCCTTGGTACTTGATCGACAAGTCGAAGAGCTTAGAAGCGAATTGCTCCTTTAGCTCAGGAGACATATTCGAGAAAGATGAGTCGTCAATACCGCCTAGCCAGTTTTCGATTGCCTTCAAATCATGTCTGAATTCTTTGCCAGCAGGCGTCTTCCCCCAAGCCGCAATCTCTGGAGACATATATAAGTTAACTAGATGTGCCTCGTCGGAGTCAACGCCGCCCGGAGTGTTGAGTTTTTCATACATATCAAACGCGTTGTTCCAGAAATGCAACGCTTGTTTTGCCCCGCCAATATTCATGTTCGCATTAGGGTCAAACGCTTCGCTGAGCACGCCAGACAAATCTGAACCAGTGCGAGCTTTCCCCAATAATGACGATGGGTATAATGGGCTCTCGCTGAATACTACGGCGTCGTGCATAATCTTATCCAATAGCGTGGCTGGAGTGGTTGGGTTCAGCTGGCCGAGCTCGCCAGACGAGCGGAGTCTTTCTGACGTCACATTCGGGCTAAACCTCTTGGAGCCGCCGCCCTTCACTAGATCGTAAAAATCATCACTAACTTTCGTACGGTCTTTACCAACTGGTTTGAGGTAATCTTTGCCGAAGGCGTGGTACCCCTCTAGGAATGATTCGTCCCAGCCGTTTGCACCTTTGATTTGGGTAATCTCATAAGTAGGACCATTGAATTTCTCATTCACTGGGGTATGGGCAGAACCATCAGTGTTATTAACATATAGCTCGCCATTCTTCTCTACGACACCAGCTGTGGCATCGACTACATATTTACCAGCATCTTCAGGAGCATCGCTCAAGCGCAAAATGTTGGTGCCCTCTGGGATATGGATATTGGCGTTCCAGCCATACTTATCTGTTGGGTCTGGAATATCCGCTTCCGAGACGGTGGTATTGATAAAGATGACGCCTTTGCCGTCGCCAGTATCAACAAATCTACCCATCGTTTCGATATCGGACTTGATAGGCGCACCATTCTTATGGACATCGTCGGCCATCGCCTTAGCAAGGTTTGTTTCGACTTTAGCCTTAGTTTTATCAGATGCAATAGTGCCGAAGATTCTCCTCAGGGCAGTTGCGTTCTTGCCCCCTTGCGCCAGCGTTACGATATCATCTACGATTTCGTCGCCATAATTATCGAGCCGACCGAGCACATTGGTGATATAGACAATCGCGTCGTCGAGTTTGCCACCCTCCTCAATCCTAGAAGTACCGAACGTATTGCGAATGACTTTCCTGTAATTTTCATATTCTACTAAGATGTCTTCTAGTTTTTTCTTCAAGTCGTCGATGCGCGCGGTGGCGTTTTTTCTGATTTCATCGATATTTTTTCCGTTGAAACCAGGAGTGTTTTTATACTCATACTCTGCGCCTCTGGCTGATTCATACCATCTAGTTGCATAGGAAGAATCCTCGCCGTACATTTGGTTAATCCCATTGTAATCTGGGGAATAAGACCCATCCGTATTTTGTTCAAAAGCGAATTCTGTTATCTCTCTTGCGTCATTGAGCGCACCATGGATTTCTGCCTTGTGAAGAGTCTTCTCATTGAGCACTTTGCTCATGTCTGGGCGCTTGGTCACTGGAGCCTTGGTCCTCACCCAGTCGGACATCATCCACGTTCTATCATTCAGGTTACGGTGCCACTGGTCTGTACTAGCGAATGGGGTGTTATCCTCATTGAACCCCCACATCTTTAGCTCTGGGCCACGGATGCCGTAATATGGGTCAGTAGAAGGAACGGTGACCACGTTCTGAACACCAGTGTATTTGATTTCTCCGCTCTTAGTTTTAGCGTCGATATCATTCTGGACGCCCAAAACATCCTGAACATACTTTTTGCTATCGTTCCGCATCTGGCGTAGCTTCTCACGCATAGGCGCTTGGTAATGTTCTTCACGCCACTGGGCGCCAATAGCGTCAAGCTGAGCATCGCCAGTGTTGTTGAAGATATTAGCATGGACGTTTTCAAGAACTTTCTCATTGCCGTTAGCATCGGTGATAACAGCATTGCCCTGTTCGTTGAAGCGGATGTTGCCACCCTCACGAGCGGTCTTAAATTGCTGCCACTCATCGAATAACTGGTCTGTATCTACAGCGTCAAGAAGTTTAGTCTGGCCCTTGAGCTTTTTAATGGCATTCTTAGTTGAAACATAGTCAAGAGCTTTTGTGCCAACTCCAAAGATTGCGCGGAAGGCGAGGTTTTCGGCTGTGTTTTTGGCGATATTGTCAGGGGTAAGGAGTGTAGCGTTCTCATCCGCCTGGTCGATGATGACGTTGTCGATAGCAGTTTGGACGACGTCTTCTGGAATCTCCATAGTTAACGACAGAAGGAACTTTCCGAGTGGGCTGTTGAGCGCTTTAGCAATGCCAGTAGCGGTAGGGACGGCGCCAGCGGCTTTAGTGGTTACTTTGATGATCCCCTCTGCTAGTGAATCACCGATGTTTGATGGATTGATGAGGCCGCCAGTCAGAGACGAGATAAGCCCCGATTCTGCTAGAGTGCGTAGAATAACACCGGCGAATGAGCCAACCCCAACGTTGACTGGGGCATAAACTCTTTGGGCGAGGTCAACATCATTCTCAAGGTTGCGCCAGTCGTAAGAATATTTGCCCTTGTTCTCATTAATTTCGTCTCTGCGGGCATCATATTCCTCAAGGGTAGAGAGGTTGTCGCGAGCGTTAATGTAGTCCTGATAGGTGACGTTGCCGCCGACACGCTGGCCGCTAGGAGTGTTGACGGTTTCTTTAAGCATATTGTCATTGATCGTGCCGTCATCATTAGTAATAATTTGGAGGACATTATTATTGTTGAACTTGTCGGAGAGCGCGGTAGCGAGGAACTTCTTTTCATCGTCAGTAAGTTCATCAACCTTCTTACCGATGATACTATCCATCTTATCTTTCCAGGCCTTCTCGGACATCCACTCGACATCCTTCGAGAGCACGTCATCAGAGATACCGAACTTGTGGACAATATCATTGAGTGAGTTTCTGCGGATATAGCTTTGCGGGTTGGTGAGGAACCAGGCGGCCCCAGAGATTCCGCGCTGCAACCCCTCGCCGAACTTATTAAGCTCGTTGGTAAATGATGCGGCGCCAGCTACGAACTGCTCCCATGGGTCGAAGCCATAAACTGGGGAATCACCTCCTTCGCCGCCGGACATAACGAGATATGGCGTCCAAAGGTTATAGTCCATCATCACTTCTTTATCGGCATCGGCGGCGCCTTTGACGATTGACCTAGAGTAATCGTATAAAGCGGCACGTTCCGTTTGGCTATAATTCTCGCGCCAATAGTTAATCCATTCCTGCGGTAGCTTCTTCACACGGTTGCCGTTCTTGTCGTAACCCCAGATACCATACTTGTCGCGTGCCTTATCCCCCTCAAGCGCCATTGGGTTCTGACGCTGCATAGTCTCTTTAGCGTTAGCGTAGTCTTTGAACCACTCATAATTGCCGCCGGTTGATTCAACAACCGACTTCTGGATTTGCTCCTGGAGGTCTTTGTTGAGCTTATCGATCGCGTCGGCCACGTTAGCAGAGGCTAGGTCAGCGTATTTGAAAGTCTCTTTGAGGTAGTCTCTCAGCTCATCAGCAAGCCCAGATTTGAGCGCGGTCTTCGAGCCAGACAAAATAAAACCAGAGTTATCACCCTTAATCTTAATAGTTGGGGTGTATGACTCTGCTAGTACGCTTACTGCCTTAGTGTAATCATTCGGGAGTGGGCTATAAGTACCGTCTGGGTTGCGATAAACCGTTTGGCCTACCGGGTCAGGGTCGCCTTTTTTAACATTACCGCTACCAATATAGTTGCCGTCCTCGTCGTAATAATCATAGGCAGTCTGGTCAGGCTTAGCTTTCTCGTTTTCAGTATTGAGATAATCCTGTAAACTGTTTCTACCTTGCTCAAATGGGTCCATTAAAATCCTCCGTACATTCCTGGGTAATGTGTATTACGATATAGCTTTGCCCACTCAGCAGCTTTCTTTGCTTTTTCCTCGTCAGACAAACCGTCTTTCGGCTCGCCGGAACCAGCAAACTTCTTAGAGCCAACTTTCTTACCGCTGTTATTGCCAGTGGTATCATCATCCTTATATTCGTCTTCAACGGTTGGCCCATCGGAATCGTTCTTCTTGTCGCTGCTGCTAGTGCTCTTGTTGTAATTCTTACGAGCTTGTCTTAGCGCATCCGAGAGTAACTTATTCAGTGAATTAGTATACCCCTGAACCAAAATCTCATCGCGCATCACGTCAACTTGCGGGCGGACGAGGCGGTTATAAGTGTAGTTGCCTAGGCCCTGGACTGGCGTGCCCATAGTGGCGGCAGCTAGCGGACCCATAGATTGCTGAGCTTGGCCAATCTGGCTGGCTAAAGCATTAGTGTAATTCCCGGCTTGTGGCGCGAGAACTTCTGCTACTGCGCTGATTGCTTCAGGCGAATATTCTGGCATAGTAGCGCCAAGCATCCCCGGTACAGACGTACCGATTGGGGAGATATTCCCTGTTGGCTCAGACTGCGCCGCTTGTTCCCTAGGGACGGCGGCGGCCTTAACGTCGCCTAATTCTTTGTTCTCCATCACGGTCTGCTCCCATATCCCGAAGAGTCGATGCCTAGAATCTGGAAGGCCCTTCGTTCTTCATTAGTTAATTGCTTATTGGCGTTCTTGTATCCGGCCCAAGCTCTCTGAGCGTTAATATCTTTGTTATTAGCCATCTTAGCGATAACGCTCCAGACATCCTGTTTCGTATTTTTTGCCCAGGTGCTAGCGGTGATGGGGTTACCTTTTTCGTCCTTGAACTGATAACCTTTAGCTGAGCTGTAATAATCGTCGAGGTTTGTAGAATACTTAGAACCGCCAGTGGTACCGCCTCCGTTATTCTTTTTAGCGGCCTCATTATAGGCGCTAATCTTGTCCATATAATTCTCGATATTGCTCCATACTGAGTTCTGAGCTTTTAGCAAGTTTGCGTTCAGCTCGTTCATCTTATCGCCATATTGGACGGCGAGTTGGGAACGGTCCCAGGTTGGTTGGCCCGAATAGTATGTGCCTCGGGCTTCGTTGTTGTATGAGATTTTTTCGTCCGCCAGCCGCCTGTTCGCCTCCAGAGCAGACACGTTATCTTTATACTGCTGCTGAATGGCGTCTAGGAGGACATCTCTCTGGCCTTCTACATCCATTGCACTTCTCCTATTAACTCTAAACGGTCTCCCTTAACCGCATAACGATTGATTCCGTAGTTATATGGTTTCTTCGTTGTGGGGTTAATAGGTTGATTACCAATAATTATAACATTCTTACCGTCCTCAGATACGACACGGATGGAGCCCCTGTTAGACTCCATCTGCTGTCGTAGCTCATTGAGCTGAAAACTGGTTTGGTCCGGGGCGCGGCGCATACCTGAGCTAGTAAACTTCTGTATCATAGCGCTCCTTGTGCACCGACCTCAGAGCTGATGCGCATCAGCATCGCTGGGTCATCGTAGGTGCTTACTTTAACACGGACCTGATAGTCGCGAACCTTAGCTCGCATCATCAAGTTGACTACCTTAACACCGACCTGTTCGTTAGCATCGAAGACAGCGGTGGTCGGGATCTCCTCGTCTTCCTGATACTGGACATACTTCCTCCATACTGCTGGTCTATCTCGATGATCGAAGTCGATACCGATATACCAAGCGTTAGTGCCGGAGGCGATGATGTTCAGGATTGTGCGGCGGAGGATGGTCCAGCCGTTCGGGTTGCCTGGGCTCTTGTATGGGGTGTGATATTCCATATCGATTGAGCTATCGAAGTCAGAGTATTTGTCTGGGCTATCTACGATGTAGATTGCTGGGTAGGTAGCGTGCATCGCGTAGATAGTATCAGATGTCTGGTCCCCGACCGCCCAGCATACTGGTACATTATCGTCACAGTACCAAGGTGAACTCTGAGCGAGGATGGTCATAAAGAGGAAGGCGTGGTCGGCATAGCCGCGACCCTCTAGGTCGCAATACATCCTTACTTTGTTGGCGTGGCCAATCATAAAGCGAGGAGAGTCGGCCGGAATCCTTCTGAGCTCGTTATCAATCTTCGCAGACTGGAAGGTAGCCTCGGCGCCAGAGAAGCGGCGGAAGCCTTCAGACCTGTTATAGAGGTAGAGGTTGCCGTTCATATTGCAGACATCTTCCTGACGCTCGACACCGATATTATAGGCGAATGAGTCGGCCATAGACGGGGCGTTGAACTCGGAGCCGATTGTGCGAACCGAGGAACCATCTCCGCGGAAGATGATTAGGTTATCCTCAAACTGTTCGAGAGCGGTAATAGGACCGCAGACAGAATCCTTAGGGCTCTTGTCTGGGGAGTAGAACCAGGATGTATCAGAGAACTGGTCGTATTGAACGCCAGCGTTCTCGGATGGATGGTCTGGGTCGCCAGTTAAAGAGTTGAGGATACTATACTGAACGAAGTTCGGGTCCTCTGCAAAGCCAGATAGATAGATGCGCTGGCGGATTCTTAGAATTAGGCTCGCGCCCTTCTGAGCCTGTAAGTCTTTAGGCGTTACCCCTGGGGTATCGATATCTTCCTGCTTAGCTAGAGCCAATTCTGACTTCCAGCTAGAAAGGTCAATGCGTTGTAGATAGGAGTAACCATCCACGAAGTAAAGCTTATTAAGACCCTGAGCAAAACGCACAGCAGTAGCACGGCTATCAACAGGCGCAGCACTCGTATCGATTTGGGTAAATTCTTTCGTTTCAACGTTGAACCTCCATAAGGTGATCCCGTCCGTTGATTTAATAGGGAACACAAGGAATTTCCCTTCATCGGTACAGACTTGAACGCCCTTTAGCATAGGCGTTTCCTTGCAGGTATGTTGCTCGAAGCAGATGACGGCCGGCTCATCCTTCCAGTCATATGCTACTTCTCTCATGCACTCTTCAGTATTTGGGCGGGTGAAGTCGGCGGCGCGGTGGTTGCCTTGGCCAGAAGTTCTAATCTGAATCTTACGTGGCTCTTTGTAATCTCCACAGTCGTCTGGCGCCATATCGCCCTCAATCTCGAAGCGCAGTGTGGCACCGTTCTTGAGGTTGATCGGATTGATAAAGCGGAAGACACGCTTGTCGTACTTTGTATTATTTACAACACTTAGGTTGATATTGGCATCGCAGATTTCACGCTGACCAGTCTCGCGCAAGAAAATGCGGAGGCGGCCGGCAGCCCGCTCAGTATTCTTAATCCAGATTGCACCACCGATAAGCAGGGTATTTGCTTTTGGTAGGTCAATCTCTAGCGCGCGCCCTTCCCACATATCGACATAGTATTCCGCCTTAGGAGCGTCAACGGTCTCGAAGCTCTTGATGCCGAGCAACTCAGCGCCGTTACGAGAGGTGACCTGCGCGCGCTGAATCTGTTGCTTCTCGCCCATATAACGAACGTTCCTTAGATACGGAGAATCCCCGTCAGACTTATGGATATCGTCGAACGAGGTGTTGAGGCCGAGGAGATTCTGGAAGGTAGCGAACTCGTAGTTGCGGCGACCCTGGCGTGTCTGCCACGTCCCCTTAGTCGTACGAGTATAGACATCAGGGTAGAATCTCTGCCAGCGCGAGCCGGAGTATAGAGACTCATAGCCGTTGACTTTCTTACGGGCCATAGATTAGAAGCTCCCCTTTACCTGACGGAGACCGAAGCCAGCCTTCTGCTGGTGCAGACGCTCGCGAGCTTGAGCAACCAGGTAATCCCAGTCCTCATAGAGCGAGCGGGCGGTAGACATATCGGCGGATTCCTCGTTCATCAAAATCTTCACGCCCTCGAGCAAGATATCGGCATAGGCGTAAGGGATTCTGACAAGCTCCTTATCAGAAGTGATGCGCGGGTGGAAGGCGGTGTAAATCATATCGATTGCGATATGGCCTTCTGCCGGCGCATTGAAGGTAAGCTTAGTGTCGCCACCAAACTCTGTGATCGTGAAAGCCGTGAGGCAGTCACGCTCTTCTGGGAACGGATACTCCTTGCGGAAGTATGCGAACGGAAGGTAGCAGAGCTCTTTGTGGCGGATGCGGCAGTCGTCAGCCTCGAGCACCAACAATGATTCGACATCGATGATGGTGCCGATGCGCGGGCTATCTACTTTATCGTCAACCTTAAAGCCTCTCAGATACCAAGAAGCGGACGGGGAACCGTCCTTGTTCATATTTGCTAGCTCGAATGTGTCCTGGTAGCGGAATAAGACATCCAAACCTTTCTCCCGAGCTAACCGGCGAAGCGCTGTATTGGTCCAGCTGATGATACTTTTGATTGGGATTTCGCAAGTAGCATCACCGACCGCCTTTCTGAACTCGTCGGTGAATTCAGACATGGTCAAATAATTTCCTGTCATTTCCTTCTCCCACAACCACAACCACTACGGGTTGTAATCTTATGTTTACGTTTGGTCTTTTCTTTGACCGCACGAGGAATCTCTAGTGGGGTCTCGATTTCATTGTCGTTATCTACTTTGTAGCCGAGACAACACTCATCGTTGTCGCAACCTTTGAGGGTGTATGGGGCTTTCCAGATCACTGAGCCCTTGAACACAACTTTCTTCTTGGGGAAGTTAAGATGTGCGTAGCCTTTGTGGCGCTGGAACCTCACCTCGCCTTTCTTCTCATCGTAGATAGTTTCGAGGTCGTTGTATTTATAGACGAAGGTGTCTTCGCACTCAACCTCTTGTTTGTTCTGGTCATACCAATTACAGCGACCGTCAAAGGTTCCGCCATAATAGACAATCCCCCGAACCCCACCTGGACACTTAGAGTGGAGCCAGATGGGGTAGATGACGGGTTTCATTCCTGCTGCAGTTGGGACACCGAGAACCTGTGCGTAGTTGAACTGGCGGAGGCTATTAGTCTTCGTCAGGTTCGTGCTACCTGATTGTTCAGCCGGTATCTTGCAGTCCATTATTCCTCCGTTTCTGTGTAGATATTGATGAGGATTGTTGAGGTATCGATTACTTCGAAGAGGTGCTGGCGGGCGCCACCAACGAACGAACTGTCGGTAGTTGGTTTGCCGTCTGCGCCGAGGTAATAAGCGTAGCCAGGAACGTAGCTGTGGCCGCCTACGAAAGTGTAGAAGCCAGAGCCCTGGATCAGGTAGTTACCTTCGACCGTATCGTCCTTCTCGAGAAGAATGAACTGAGCTTTCTGGCCGTCGATAGCGGCGAAGCGGATGTCGTTAGGCGTGTTGTTATAAACATAGCCTGCACGAACCTGGTTCGGCTCCCACTCCTGGGTGAAGCCGTTGCCAGCTGCACTATAAGTGTTCGGCTGGAAGGTTGCGCCTGGAGTGATTTTGTTGATTGGTAGATGATAGAGGAACGGAAGCGTGCGGCCACACTGTTGGTCTTTGAGCTTCGCGGCCATCAATAGATAGCCTTCATCTGGGAGCTTAGTCTGGCCCCATACTGGGACATCCTCAGCATCGATATTGTTGATTGGGTAGTCGTTACATTTACTCATTATGCGTTCTCCAACGGGATGAATACCGCTTTAATTGCGTGACAGCGATAGCTATGAGATAGGCCACTCGAGGTGTCGTGCGAGCCAGCCGTGTAGACGTGTGGGTAGAGAATCATGGTTTCGCCCTTAGCAAGCTTACGCATAGCAAAACAGGACTCGGACACGCCATAACCAGTACCAGCTTCACCGTACCAGGTAGAGTGGGTGGAGTTAGCTTGCTCCTTGGCAGAAGTCCATCCTGGGTCGAGAGAGGAGGCGTTGGTGACGTCAATCTCAAAACGACCCATAGTGCCACGTACGTTAATACAGTAGCTTACAAATAGAATGCCACAGCAAGGTGCGCGCCAGCTGCTATTACCAGGAGGAGTGACATAGATAGTGTCGACCGCGTCCTGTGTCATTGGCGTCCACCAGCCAGTCTCTTCGCCGTATGGGCGCGTGACCCACATCTGGGTGCGAGCACAGAGAGATGCCATTGACGGCCCGATAATCGGTTTGCCATTCTCGTCTTGAGAAAGGACCATCGTCTGGCCTTTGTCGTTCACAGGTAGGGTGTCTACCTCTTCTGGCTGGATGTAGCCGAACTCAATACCGTTACCAGTATCAGATGGGCGATACATACCCCACCAGTATTCGTCCGTGCGCGGAGGCACGTCGAGAGCTTCGAGACAGCCGTTCTCATTGAAGCCAGCGACCCAATGGAGACCGTTGGTGAGGTGCTCGGAAGCATACCAGTGGACCCAAGAGTCGGTAATGCCGGTACAACCTGGGCCGCAATCATTCGTAGTCTTGTAGGTCAAGATGGCGCAGTTTTCTGGTTGCTCGTCCTCAACGTTTGCTAAGTCTTCTAGGTTAATAAATTTGGCGATGTCGATAGGGCAGACTGACATGATGTAGCCTTCCTGGCCATCCGTCGCCACATAAAGTTCGTTTTGATATTCGAGACAACCAGTCTTCGGGTTCTGGCCGAACACCGTCTTCGTCTCGCAGTTTTGAATCCCCGGTCGAAGTTCCAGAGTATCTGTACAACCGTTGACCGTCACGCCGATAGTACAAGCCGTGTTCGGCACCCAATCAACTACTGGGCAGTCATCGCACGACTGTTTCTTTTTCTTACAACCGCAAGGATTGATTGGCATACAAGAGCTGCAGCTCATATGTATATTCTCCTATTAGTTTTAACGTTAAAAACCTAATGGTTTGGTTTTATTATAACAAACAAAAATACCTCCTATGACAGCAGAGGTATCCTTGCTTAGTCGTCAGCTCAAACCGAGTTAACACTAATCGCTTTTGATGGTTCGACGTTAGTCGATACCGTTATTATACTACGTCTAGCTTCTCCGTCTAGTAGCAAACACCTGGAATTTATTTTGGTTGTCCCCTACACCGCCGGAAAGATGTATGCGGACATACTTTATTGTGGAAGGTTTTTCCTTAACTGCACCTTGCATAAACTGCGTTCGGTAGTTGTCCGTACCGTTGCCTCTGAATGGGCACCATGGCCAGTCGACTGCGTTAATGGCACGAATCTCAAACTGGAATGACGAGAGCCTTGAGTTGTTTGAACCGTAAGCGAGAGACTCACCGCTAGTATTAGAACGGCTAACGATGGTAGAGTTTCCCGACTCTATCTGATAACCCTGCTGAGTCGTGCTTGCGCCACCCTTTGATGCGTTGAGAACGTTTATCGTATCCCAGTTGGTAGATGAGGCGCCAGCGACATAATCGCCATAGATGTAATACGCATCGTAGGTACTGAAGTCGATAGGGATATCAAGGTTTGTTGCGGCGGTTGTGCCAGAGAGCCTTGTCTCCTGGATGAGCTCCATTGCCTGAATATTCGAAGCGAGCTTTGCCTGGGTGACTGCTGCGTCAGCAATTCTCCCGGTCGTGATAGTGCCATTGACGAGAGAAATATCTGTAACTGGATATACCTCTTCGTCATTCTGGTTCTTTAATGTAACTGCTTTTGCCATAGTCCTCCTTAGCTAAGCGTAATTTTATAATATTGGACTTGCATATTATAGGTGGCATTATTCGTGCCACCCCATCCGGATGAACGTGTAAATATAACGTAAATCTGGTTAGAGCCCTTGTCGACCGTAACAGTCATACTTGAACATTTTGGAACCAGGTCAGAATAATCTGCGTTCATATCATTAAGATAGTTGCCAGCACCACCACGCACTGGGCCCTGCATAGCATTTATCGTTGCGGTGCTAATATTCGCCAAAGATTTAGCTACTGGTATCGCTAGATATAGATTTTTATTGCCACCAGTGAGGGCTCCACTGAACGTCGCTACTCCCATTGCATCTCTTTCGGATTCGATAACATCTCCTGGCTTATAGAATAACTCGTCGATAAGCGTAGAATCAATCTTAGCCTCTGTTACTGCCCCATCAGCGATCATATTAGTTTGCACAGGTGGCGTGAGCGCCGATGTTGTGGCGATATCTTCGGCCGTCACATACTTGCCCATCTCTGTTTCTACGTCTGAGCCTCCAGATGTGAAGACTGCCGAGGCGAGGGTCTGGGGATAAGTGATATCCCCATTGTCCTCTTTAAGTGTCTTAATATAACTTGCCATTATTCATAAACTCCTAATAGCGTATTAGCTGCGAGCGGCGAACCCTCGCCAGGGTCCGTTGTAGTTAATTGTAGCTTGAGGAACTGCGACGAATCAACCTTGCTAAAGGCGATGGAACCGTCGGTGATGTTGGTGCCCGAGACTGTCTGACCTGGATTAACTACTGATACTGGGTTCTCTGAGTGGACGTAGTCTTCAGCTGAGATGGTTGAGCCAGTAATATCGATGTGATCGCCAGCGGTGAGCACCTGCTGATAACCAGATAGCGCCGTAGACAGTGTCTCACTATCGACAAATGGGTGGACCCCATCTTCACCATCGTTGGTCAAGTCGGACGTCTTAGTGACATTTGAGCCGCCAGTCGAGCTTACCGTATAAGTTCCATTCGAATAGCTAACAGTCGTGTTCGTCCCCGCCTCGATCTTCGGTGCCACATTGCGAGACTCTACGGTCCAGGTTCCGCCGTTAGCGTTAGTAAGCTTGTAGACGAACACCTGGTCTACTGGCTGGGAAGAAGTCTTTGAGCTCACTGAACGAACATACTGGAACTCCACGTTGGTAGGGTTCGTCTCGGCACTAACGTATGCCATGAAGGCGAGGCGCGTCTGGGCGCCGGTGGCCGGGTTGGAATTCGATGATGCGCGGCAATAAACAATCTTGTTGTTATTGTAAGCATCGATGAACTTTGCCCAGGCGTTAGATTCGCCGTATTTCACAATGACGAACTTATCGGACTTGTCATTGAGCGCAGCCGTCACCACGCTATTCTCTACTGGGTTAGAAGAAGAAACATCTAGTGCAGAGTCGATAGGGATAGAAGCCGAGATAGTATTGTTGCTGATGGTGATATTCGTGCCAGGAGTGAGTGTATCTTGTTTACCAGACAGGTCAGTCTGGGTAGCGACAACAGTAGTGTCTACGCTAATCTCGTTGTTAGCATCGATGTCGATACCGTTACCGGCCGTGTAGGCAGAGCCGCTCTGGACCGTAGCCCAAGTACCATCGCCCTGGAGAAACTTGCCTTCGTCCCCAGCTGCAGGTGCAGGCACGAGACCATGAGCACCAGCAGTGGAGGAGGTAGCGCCGGTGAAGTCAGAGTAGGACGGAATCGTAGGCAGGTTATCGAGGTCGTTATAGTCGTTAGAGAAGGCTGTATCACCAAGCGCGCTAGCCTCTACATAAGTAGAAGTGCCGTCAACACCATCGTTAGTTAAGTCGCTAGTCTTCGTCGGGATAGATAGGGTGTTAATTAGACTATTAACTTCTTGCTGGCTGTAGGTCTCGCCCTTAGTGTAGTAGTTAGAAAGTGCCGCGGTGGTGATGAAGCCAGCGCCGTTTGTTAGGTCTGAAGTATCGGTTGGAACCGTAATGTTTGCGGTGACTGCCGAAGCGGAGTTGGCAGTGAAGGCCGCGACGTCTGTTCCGTTCTTCTGAATTGTGAGGGTGGCGTCGTTCACGGTAGGGATGGTCGGCAAGCCATCGAGGTCGGCATACTGGTTCGAGAAAGCCGCGGCCCCTAAATTATCCGCCTCGACATAAGTTGAGGTACCGTCAGCCCCATCATTAGTGAGTTCGCTCGTCTTGGTAGGCACGGTAATATCTACAGTCTTATTGACGATTGGTTGGGCGGTGCCGTTGACTTCAATCGTATCAATCTTTCCACCATAGGTATCGACATAATCTTCAGTAGCGAATGGACTCTGTCCGTCGCCATCATTAGTGAGGTCAGAGGTGTCGGTCGGGACGATGATGTTGGCCGTGGCGTTCGTGGCTTGGTTGGCCGTAAAGGTCTGGACCGTGGTCCCATTTTGCTGAATCGTAAGTGTGGCGTCATTGACTGTAGGTATGACCGTCGAATCTGGAAGAGCGTGAACATCAGCAGCCGTAAGGGTAATGTCCGTCGTAAGCGCCTTGCCGTTGACTGTGCGCGTCATTGGCGTGAAGATAGCATCGGACTCAGCCTTCGTATAGAACGGGCCTTCCGCGCCAATATAACCCCACGTAGATGTATCTGCGTCCCAGCGATAGTAAGTCGTGGCATCGTCACGAGTTTCATCGGTGAGAACCTTGATAATATCATTATCGCCCAGTTTAGAGGTGTCGTAGGCTTGGAGAGCAGCATAGGTGCCGACGATATCTACAACGTCTGAAGACGCCACGATGGCGTCAATCTGCTCCTGGAGACCGGAATCCGCAATCTCGCGAGCGTCAGTCTCGTAACCGATTTGGGTATCCGTCTCGGCCTTAGTGTAGTAATCATCTAAGGTAGATGATTCGACATAGGTGTCGGTGCCGTCCGAGCCATCGTTCGTTAGGTCAGATGTCTTGGTTGGAACCGTGACGTTGACCGTCTTGTTGGTGATGGTGAGCTCGGTGCCATTCTTGAGCACGTGCTCGATCACGTTCACCTGGGCCCCCTCTTCAATCGTGTCTAGCTTCTCCGCTAGTGGAGCGACCTGCTCGTCGGTGTAGGCGGCGGCCTCTTCGAGAATCTTCTTGACATCTACCGGCTGAGGAACTTCAGTAAAGACCCCATCGCAGTCAAAGATGTAGGCGCTCTCCGACTCCTTGTCAACGACGATTGTTTCGCAATAGTCGCCAATCTTCGGAGTGTAGCTATTTCTTATTACTGTCTTCATTGGCCTTCTCCTGTTCTAAGAACCATTGTTTATATTCTTCGACCTTAGCGGTGACGTAGCTATTGCCGCCGGTCTTGTGGTATATATCATACTCGTCTAAAACGTTCTGATAGTTAGTGGGAAGATGCTCCTCTGCCACAGCCATGTGGTCTTCCATAATCATCTGCAGGATAGACTCTTTGGCAGAGTGGCGAGCCGAAGCCCGCCCTCTAATAATCGTAGTGATGATAGTAGTAATAGCTGTGACGATACAAGAGCCTAAGCTAATTAAAGCTAGCAATACCGTATCAGACATCTTCGTACACCTTCTTCGTAACGCCACCGACAGAGGCGTAAATCTTCTTTAGCTTCTTCGTGCGGCCATTGACCGAGGCATAGATTGGGCCGAGCGCTTTTGTCTCCCCGCCGACAGAGCCGTACAGTGCTACTGGCGCGTTGGTGTTCGAGATGGTGATGGTCTCGACTGCGGAGTTCATGCCGTGATAGGTCTGCCAACCCTCGATAGTTGCGACCTGGCCAGCTGGCACAGTGACATCGAAGTTAGTCACAAAATCGATTGCCGCTACAGTTCCATTGTCTATATAGGTCCAGTTGCCGCTACCAATCTTATAACGAATGGTGCGATTGAGGCTGGCCGAATCGTAGGTAGTGTGGTTGTTGGCCGCTACGCCAGCAAACGTGACTGGGTAGGTCAAGTCGATAGCACCGGTAGGTGTGCCGTATGAGAACTGTGATGGCGCTGGTGGAAGATAACGCAGCGTGCTATCAATACCGCTAGTACTTCCAGCAGAGTTGTAGTTATAATAGCCTAGCTTATAGTGGAGAAGGCCTTTAATGCTGAGTGGCGTCCCGCCGTGCGTAGCGCTTGTCGACGAGTTAGTCGCGTTAAATTCGTGGGAAGTGGAGCTTGTTCCGTCGTAGAAAAACTCTCTACGAGCATGGTCAAAAGATGTGAAGCTGTCGGCGTCGCCGTTCGTATCGCCAGTAAGGACAGCAGCATGAATGTTGCCAGCGATGCCGCCCCAGCTAGACACGCCAGAAGTGAAAGTGATACTGTTCCAAGTGCACGAACCGAATGTGGCATATCCCCCAGTAGGAGCAGAGCCGCCGGATGGGAGATAACCAGTAACACTTGGTGACTTAGACCCTGAATACCATGGGTTAGTCCAGGTGGCAGTTACATTTCTGCCAGCGCTGATATTCGCAGACCAAATGGTGCCAGAGCTCTGCGTCACGCTTGTCACGGTGCCATAGTTGGTACCACCGACAGTGATGTTCTGGAACTGGACATTAAAAGAGTACCCCGAACGAGCCTCAATCCTGATACGGCAAGGGCGAGTGGTTGTGCCGCTCGCATCGTCATATTCAAAGTGAGCCCAACCACGGGTAGTAGACCCATCGACGAGGGCTGCCTTTGTGCCGATGTCTACCCAAGCCATTATTCGCTCTCCTCTTCTCCGCTATATACAGCGATAAAATTGTTGGCCGCGAGAGACGCACCTTCTCCTGGGTCCGTGTCCGTAAGGGTGAAGACTGGGATTGTCAAAGACGCAGTGACATTCGAAGAAGCATTAGCAGTGAATGATGCTGCCGAGTTGCCGTTAACTTGGATATCGAGCGTAGCGTTATTGACGGTCGGGAGCGCAGCTACTTTGGTGTCAGTGTAGCCCTTAGCCGTGCTAAGAGTCGCCGCATCTTGGTCATCAACATACTGCTGGGAAACGCCGCCTTGACCAGAGTGAGCGTCGGTGTAATCCTTAGCTGCCTGGAGGGTTGCGGCATCTTGGTCGTCAACATATTGTTTCGAGACCTCGCCACCGTGCGCGTCAGCGTAGTCTTTAGCTTCCTGAAGAATGATCGCATCTTTGGAATCAGCGTAGTTCTCGGCGAGCTCTTGTGCCGCGAGAGCTTTTGCGTTGACGTAGCCCATCGGTGCACCTTCCTGTTGTTTAGAAGTGTAGGTAGTGAATACGCCGTCAGAGTCGAAGATATACTGCATACCTTTGTCTTCATCGACAACGATAGTGTTGCAGTATTCTCCAGTTTTAGGAACGTATGAATTTCTAACAGTAGTTCTCATTATTCAGACTCCGGGGCTGGGCCACCACTTAAAGCGAATGAGCGATAGCGACCATCTGGAGCGTAGACATAGGCGATGTTATTAGCGAAGTCATAGACAGTCTGGCGGGCGATAGTGCGGGATGCTGGGTCGTAGTTGTCGATAAACATTGGGGATGCGCCGAAGCGAGTTGGCGTGCCATCGTCAGAGATGTAATAAACAGAATCGTCTTCCTGGTTGTAGACGAATGAATTGCGGAAAGCCTGGCCTTCCTCTAGGTTTGGAGCTACGAAAGAACAAATCTTTACCATAGACTCGCACGGGCGGCATGGGTCACAATCAGTGCACTCCTTAATGCAAGCGCGCTTCGGGCAGCCGCCCTCTTTCTTTTTGAGTGGGCAGCGGCAAAGTCTTTGTGGCTGACCACAGTTGCAACAGTTGCAGGACATTATAATTTCTCCTTATTTAAGATGCCTAGCTATCGCATCTTAAATAAATTAAAGTTCTATAAAACCCCCACCCCCGTTACGGGAGTGAGGGTATAGCGAATTACTCGCTTTCGCTGCCTTCGCACTGAACGTCGAAGGCGATGATGAAGACCTCGCGTGGGAAGAGCAAGTCGTTGTAGCCAAGGAAGGTTTCCTGGATAGATTCGTACTTGTTCTCGCAGGTTGCTGGGAAGTGAGTCATGTCCATGAGTGGCTCGACACCGGTCAAGAAGGAACGGCGGGAAGCGATGACGACATAATACTTCTTGCCATCTGCGCTGAGGAATGGGTTGAAGCTGTTTACAGCAGAACCGTTGGTGATAGCACCAGTAGTGGTGTTAACAGTTGGGTTGTAGAACCAGATGTTGTCTGGAGCGATGTAGACAGTTTCGCCGAAGAGCTTGCCACCAAGTGGACCCATAGCTTTCCAGCCACCCTGTACCAACGGAACGTTGACAGTCGTTGCACCAGCGTTCGCGTTTGCCGTAGAAGCAGCGCCGAAGCCAGTGTAGATGGTAGCACCTGGAGCAACCATATCGCTTTCGAAGTAACGATGAGCGAGGATACCGTATTCGGTGAGGCCACCGTAGACAGTCTTCATATAGTTGATAGCCTGGGAGAGGATTTCGTAACCGTTAGCGATTGCAGAACCACCATCGATGTAGTGGGTTGCGAAGCAAGCGCGATCGGTTGGAATCATCGTCTGAGTTGCCTGTGCAGCAGCGAGAGCCTGGCACATAAATGCGTTCCAAGCAAGGATACCCTGAATCTGGGTGTTAGCTTCAACGCTCTTGCGGAAGCGCTCTTCGAGCGTACCGTAGGTGAGCTTTTCAGTTTCAACACACCAGGAAGCGCCGACACGATACATCTTGTCGAAGCGGATTTCCTTCTGGCGCCAGGTAGGAACCGTAGAGACACAACCTGGAGTACATTCCATGTCCATTACTGGAGGGCAGCTAACGCCGTCTTTGTAAGTAACGTCAGAAACGTTTACGAGGTTGAATGGGTTTTCTGGGTTCTCAAAGCGAACGATGAGAGAGTGACTAATTTGAAGGTCACTAGAAACAGTCTTAACCTCTGGGTTAAAGAACTGAAGACCTGCGAAGGTTGCAAAGCGGTCTTTAAGGATAGTTGGATGGTACTTAACCTCCATCAATGGAAGATGGTCTTCTGGTGAAAGAGGGGTATCATCAATGGATTTGGTGTAATCACATACAGCCATTGGATTAATTCTCCTGAGTTAAAGTTAAATCAATCCTAGCAAATGTAGAAAGTCCACCTATTTTTTACGAGCTTCTCCCATTAAGAAGTCCTTAGCCTGTTGTAGCTGCGGGTGCGGCGCTTTGCCATACCTTTGCTGTTGAGCAGACCAGACGATAATATTCTCGGCTGCCGTGTGGTCCATTGTCTGAACGTTCTGGATCGGAGAGTTATCATCGACGATATTCGATGGGGATGGGATTGCTGCCGGGGTGTTAGCGGCGGCGAGAGCCTTATCTGCGTTAGCAAGTTTCTGTTTCATTTCAGCGTACTTGAAAACACGGTTCAAGTTAATCTCTTGGCCGTTCATCGGGTTGATGCCGTCGGCAATCATCTCTTTGTAAAAGTTCGCATCTACCTTGACGTCTGGGTATTGTTTCTCGACTAGCATCTGCGTAGTCATAATATCCATGTCAGATAGAGTATGTTGAGGTGCTGGAGCCGGAGCTGGAGCTTCGGTCTTAGCAGGTTCCTGCTTGAGGACTTCTGCGACTGCCTCAACTTTAGGTTGGTTGCGAAGTTGCTGGTTTCTCTTAACGAGTTCCGCCACAATTTCGTTTGGAGTTCCTTTGATGTTTTGGTTCTCCAGATATTTCTGGGTCGCCTCATCGAAGGTCGTTTCTGGGGCTGTGCTTACACCTGTTTCCGCTGGAGCTGGAGATGCCTCTGCAGCAGGAGCTTGTGTCGCCGGTTCGGCTGGCGCCGGAGCAGCTTCAGGAGTAGGGTTAACCGCATTTGCGTTTTCCATTACTTCTTTCCTTATATTAATTTACTAGGTAGCCCTGTTAGGCTTAATTTAATTTTAGCACAACTATTTTTTCAAATTGTGCTCGAGCTGTTTGCGCCCATCCTCTGAACCGAAAATAAGTTCTAGGTGGGCCAGCTGGTCTTCTAATAGACCGACATCACGGGAAGCGAGAGCAAAGTTATTCGTCTCGATTCCGTTCTTGATGTTGGCTAGGGCGCGGCGGACCCCCCGGATATAATTCCGGGAGAGATCGATTGCGCCATATTTGATAAGTAAAGTCTTTACTTCTTCGTCCTTGTTCATGTTCGTCCTTACATTGCTATGTCGCCGAGAGGCTCAACTGGCGACTGACTCATATTAGCCTCGATGCCCTGGGAGTAGTTGTCATATCCCATATCTACCTGTGGAGCTTCAGCGAACTGGTCTTGGTAGCCAGGTTCCTGGGCAGCGGCAGCAGCGTTATAGATTTGTTCCATATCTTCTGGAGTCATACCGCGGACCATATCAGGCGTGATAGGGGTCTGCTCCTGCTCGGCTTGTGCCTGCTCGAGGGCTTGCTGTGCCTGGAGGATTTGCATCGGGTCGACCTGCTGCTCCTGAATAAAGCTATCAGCTTGCTGACGGGTGACGACACCCTGGGAGATAATCGGGACCAAAGTCTTAACGAGGTTCTCCTTGTTGATACCTTCGACGCCTACGAGAGTCTGCATAATCATCAAAGCGTTGCGGCCCTGCTCGGCACGCTCAAGCTTAATCTTCGAGGAAAGCTTAGCGCGGATGATTGCACGGCCGAGGATATCTTCCTTAGAGAGAACGGCGACAGAACCTTCGTATGGGAAGGTGAGCTCGTCCTTCTGGTCGTAGATGAGGGTGAGCGCAAACATCTTCTGGGTGAGCTCGGACATACCGACCTCGATGTTAGCGAGCGGAGCGTTCATGCGCTGGGAGACTGCACCAACCATAGCAGAGGTTTCTGCGGCGGTTGCGCGGTTGCCAATCATAGCCTGAAGTTCGAACTGATCAGTGGCGCCGAGCATACGCTTGATACGTTGTTCGCGGCGTTCGATAGCCGAGATGCACGGAGACATATCGTGAGACTTGTTCACGACGCCGAAGGTCTGGAGCGTGCCCTCTACAATCTGGCCTGCGACCTGAGATAACTTCTCGAACTGCTCTGCGTCGTAAGATGCGGACATGAAGGTGAGCGGAGCCATGATCGAAAGGTTGTGGTTCATCACCGCTTCGATAGAACAGATGGCATCGAAGTCATCGAGACAGTAGAAGAGTGGGGAGACTGGATAGGTTTCCCAGTCTGCATCGATGAATGGGATAGTGACGATTGGGCAGTCGACACGAACGGTGTCAGTGCGCTTCTTCTCTTTGCCTTCAGAGTCGTAATACTTAACATTAAGCGTCTTCTTGAGCTTGTCCTCTTCGAGCTGGACGATGAAGCGGCGGTTAATAATAACTGCGTAGACGTTGGAGATGAGGTCCCAGATGTAAGCTACCTCGACGTCCTCGCCCTTGTAGCCTGGCTCCTTAGGAGAGACTTCCTTACCCTTCTTATCTTTAGACTCAGAATTAGAGACACGGTCTTCAGCATAGATGGAGCGGAAGGTATTGAGGTCGGAGGTAATCTCATCCTCCCAGCGGTATGGGTGGCCGCCGGACAACTCAGAGACATACTGGTCGACATCGTTAATGGTCTTGAGCATATAGCTGTTGCCCTTCTTATAAATCTCAGCCTTAACCTCTGACCACGCTTTTACCTCGGTGAAGCCGGTGTAACGAGCGCGGTTGGTCTTAGATGCGCGCGGGTCGTGCAACATCTTATAGGCATCGATGAGGGATACCTTGAAACGCCCCTCACCTAGCGGCTCGAGGAAGAAGTTAGCCTGGCCCTGCATAACCATCTTGCGGGTTGCCTTCGGAAGAAGTGAATCAATCTTATTATCTTCGTGGAAGAACTTAGCGAGAGACTCAAGACGGTCTACTAGCGCTGGGTCCTTCTCTGCATATTCATCTGCTGGTTCATATTCGAACTGGCTGGCGCCGCCCATGGTCATAGAGACCCAGGTTTCTACGGCGTTGAAGACAGTGTCGTTGGTGGCATCGGGGATAGTCTTACACAAATGCTTAACGCACTTGAGAAGTTCCGGGTTGCCGTTGCCAATGTTCTGACAATACTTGTCGGCATTTTCCTTATAAGTATTGTGCAAAGGACATTGTTTGTAAGCTAGGATTGCACGACTACACATTGCGTTGAGTGGGAGCCTGGCCTCGGCTGCCTCATTAACGTAGCGCAGAAGGTAATCGTACTTCTGTGTTTTGTCTGCTCTTGGCATTTACTTTGTTCCTTAATGGTTAATTAACGCAAAAGGTTGTACCTTTGATTCGATTTTACCATTAAAGTTATAGCCTCGAGCGAGAGGTTGGGTCCTTTCTCATATACTTCTTGTACTTGTTCATATCGAGCGAGGCGGCCCAGCACCAGCGCGCAGCAATCGTATCGTCGTGATACGGCTCGCCATTCTCATCCTGGCCTGTTGCTTCGGCGCGGTAGCCACCACCCGGGAGCTGAGTCCAGTTAAAGTGTTGTGCTTCTCGGAGGAAGAGTTCGTCGTGTGGTTTGTAGATACCCTGGTTCATCAGGAACTTGAGGCGGCGGATTGCTTCGTTCTTCATCGGGGTGGTGGTGCGGATGCCGTATTTGAGAGAGCGGGTCGAGCCCATAACGTCTAGCCAGAGGCGTGGGTAGCCGATGCCTTTGATGAACTCAATCATCGTTTCGCCCATATTACGCTCAATCAGAATCTCTGCCTTGTTGTAGTAGGTGGCGAGGTTGACGGCGAGCTCGGCGCAATCCGTCTGCTCGATATAATCGACGAACGAACAGACCTCCTCATTGGTGGACTTATCAATAACGACACCAGCGGTGCGGTCAGCGGCGTAGCCAGAGGCAGGGTCGATACTAAGGATATATCTGTGGCCAGGGGCAGGGGCAATGTACTGGCGGATGGCGCTCTTAGGGGTTTCGGCCATCACTACCTTATTAGTCTTCTGGTCGAGGAACTGGTCGAGACACTTGTACTCGTGTGGGTGTTCGAGCCAGTAGTTAACGACCTTAGCGGGGAGGACTGGGCGGCCGGTAGCCATAAATGATTCGTCTGGTTCGGACGGGTAGTTCTCGAACATATAGTCCTGATCGGACTTGGCTTCCTTATCGAGCGTAACGTCATAGAAGTTAAGCTTATCGACCCACTCGTCTTCTGGGTAGCCGCGCTCTTCAAAGATATCCATGAGCTTCATATCATATTCGGTCGGCTGGTAGGTGTCGAGGTCATAGAAGCGAGAGAGCTTGTCTGGCTTAATCTCATATTCATGTTGCATATGCCACGGGAGGAAGATGTGTTTGATGCGAGAGCCAGGTTGCTGGGACTGGCGGACGACATCGTAGAAGTGGTTGGAGCCGTTGGAGGTCGAGACGTAAACCGTGAGCACCATACCAGTCTTAGGCTGGGTAGCGAGGACACCGCGTTCTAGGTTGGAGACGTTATTGTAGAAAGCATACTCATCGAGGATAACAATCTGGTTGGTCTGGGAGCGGCCGGCGGCACGAGACTCGGAACCACCGATACGAACGTTGCATCCCATAGATACGCCGTGGAAGTCACGGACCTTGACGTATGGGTTAGGGCTGGCTGTAGCATACATATCTGGCATCAGCTGCGGATGGGTCGCTTCCATCAATGGAATCCATTTCTCGACGAAGAACTGGTTAGCGAGCTGGTCATTCGGGAACAGATGAGTCAGGTTAATGTTCTGCTTACGAGATACGATGTATTGCTCGAGGGCGGCCAACAAAACAGAGATACCCATCTGGCGAGACTTATGGATCACCAGAGTAACTGGCTCAGGTACTTTAGCAAACACGAACGGCAAGATGAGACGAGCAACCTCACGTTGAGCCTCATTCAAAATGAATGGGACGGCGTGACCCTGCTTGTCTACAATCATCTTCCCCTTAGCACAATACTGGGTGAAGTCCAACATTATAGATGCGAAGTCTGGTTTGTCGAGCTTCTCCCAGTGATTGTAAAGGGGAGTAATCAGTTTTGATTTACTCCCCGTTGCCATTATTTTTTCGTAGCCTTTTTGAGTTTAGCGATGCGGGATTCTTTTTCAGACTCCGTGTGCTCTTCTTTCTCTTCGAACATAGGCTCTTCTGGCTCCTCGACTACTGGGGTAGTCTGGACTTCCTTAGCCTGTTCGATAGGCTTGATGGTTTGGTTGGCGGCGCCAACTGCCTTGATTTCCTGACGCTGCAAGATGTCAGCGATCTGAATCTCGATGTTTGAGATTGCACGCAAGAAAGCGATAGCCTCTGCCTTAGTAGTGATACGAAGTTGCGAAATAGCCGCAATCTTCTGTTGTGTACTCTGTTGTCCTCGGTACATTATTTGCTCCTCTTTAATAGTTTCTTTAACGATTGTGTGGCGGATTTGTCCACGTCAATCTCATCGTAGGTGGCCGTCATATCTTGCAAGATAGAGATGTTCGCCTTCTTATCAGCGATAATCTTCTTGAGCTTTTCGATGTCCTTGTCTGCAAGCAGCTCAAGGTTATCTTTAAGGATACCTTCGTAGCAAGCGATTGCAGAAGTTTCATCGCCAATCAAATGACTTAGGGCCTGGGCGACGCTTAGCCCCTGGATTTCGACATACTGCTCAGGGGAGTCGACTTCTACCACCATCATATTAGGTAATACTTCTTCAGGGGTTAGCGCGCCGCGCATTTCTTTTATATCATTCTTCATTGTAAAATTACTCCTTTATAAAGTAATTATACATCGAGCTTACGCCAATCAAGTTCGAGTGGAATCTTGATCGAGGTATTCTTCGAGCCGAAGCGGGACTTGGCAATCTCCACCTCTAGCTTCTGGACCGTGCCCTTAATGTCTTTCTTATTCGCCTTAAAGTCGAGGCGAAGAGAAGAGTAATACTTTGGGCTGGCGCCGCCTGGCGTGTTCACGATAGGCATAAAGCCTGGCGCGATCTTCTTATGGTTCACAAAAACGAAAGCGGTGTTGGAACCGTTGAGCTTACGGATTAACTGCTTCATCCAGCTGGTCATAGCTTTGGCTTGGGCGAGCTTGGTCGACATCGTCTGCTCGTTGTCTGCTGCGAGCTCCTCGTTGGAGACGAGCGCGGCTAGAGAGTCCACGATAATCAAATCGTAACCTTCCTGATTGTCGAGCACATCGTTGACGATACCCCAGATAGTTTCGATGACGTTCTCGCAGATGCAGTCTACCCCATGTTCGCGGAGGAACTTGAACTCATCAGATGGGAGCGAGTTCTCTGTATCGATATAGAGAGCCTTAATGTCTTGGCGGATGGCGATGTTCTTGCAGAAGCGTGACTTACCCGTAGAGCTCATACCGTAAATCTCGGTGATGCAGTTGCGCGGAATCCCGCCACCACCTTCCTTGATCAGGTTGTCGAGCTCTTCAAAGCCAGTAGAAATAAACGTGCGGTTGCTGATTAGTTCCTCGTACTCGGCCATGGTCTGAAGCCCACGGCCCTTGAGGATATCGTCCAACGACATTTACTCTGCCTTATATTCGTCAGTTGGCACGTCGATGTTGTAGTGGTCAGCCTCGCGCTTTGCCCACTCTTCATCGCCACGATGGGTAGGAACTACACCCCAGTCCTCGATAGTCTCGATAATGTTGTCCCAGTTTGGTTCGGCGTCGTCGCCTTCGCCCTTCATCTCGCAGCGTTCAATCTTGTAGCGCTGAGCTAGAACATAATAAAACTCCGCGTTCTGATCGTCCCAGAGTTTGCGAATCTCGTATTCACCGAGGGAAACCTGGCGCACATCTTTCGGTGGTTTATAAGCGAATTGGTTATCCATAAAATCCTCCTTATGGAATTAAGTTTATACTATTAATTATACAAGAAAAACCCCGTCACTTGGGCGGGGTTAGGGTAATTTGGAGCCGGCCATATAATGCACATCTGGATATAACTTCGAGAGCTGCATACATACTCACGTCGCCATATACCAAAGACTTATCGATAAGGTCCGTAAGGTTTACTTTGTACGGCTCGATGAGTGTCCATAACTCCAAAGAATTGATATCACCCCTTATCTCGATGAAGAGTTGCATATTGACCACCTCCTCCAAAGAACTCCCCCTTAACTGGATTATACCAAAAAACCGCCCTTAACCCGACTCAAAGTCGCAGTGTTTGGCGGTGGGTGGGACCAAGACATTACTGCCAGCCCCTTGCGGGTCTTAACCGCAGACTAACGACTTCTTTCGGTGTCGCTGTTACTCCGCCAGTCTATTTCACCTGGTTTGTGGACGGGTGGATTGGGCGTCGACCCAGAGCACCCGATCTCGAGACGGTTTTAGGGAGCCGCCTCCTCGCTCCTGCTGGACAGCACTGCCTGTGCCAGACTTGCCCCATGGGTTAATCAGTGCTTCGTGTTTTCGCCCATGTAAGGTAACCATATTATACCATGGAGGTGCGTCCCAGGCTCGAACTGGGGTAAAAGGTTTTGCGGACCTTCAGCTAAACCACTCACTCAACGCACCAGAAAACCGGCAGGGACGGTCTGCCGGTACTTCTATTGTATCACTTTACGTCTTCTACTCCGACGATGGCTCCGGGGCCCGCCGGCTTAGCGCTAGGTTTTTGTGCCGTAACCTTCGGCCCCCCAGTTGAGCCTGTCGTGTCATACCATGTCTGAGTTGGTTGAACTGGTTGTGGGGTCCAGCGAGGCTGCTCGAGCCCGGCGGCAAAATCAACTAGCGTCTGAATCTTCAGAAGCTTCTTATCGGCAGTGTCCTTGCCCTCGAGAATCTTCTTCAAGTTATCAATCAAACTGTTATACATTTAGTATCTCCTTGAATTTAGCTGCGACGTCCATGGAGGCGCCGGCATTAATATCGACCCAACGGTGCTTACCGTCAGTTAGTTTGTTATCGACAAGAACCCCGTAAGTGTGGTTCTTGAGGAGGGGAATCTCCTTATTGAGCCCCTCTTGTTCGAGGTAACGCTTACAGATAGTAGAGCTAGAGGGGTTGCACTGGTTGAGCTGGCGGGCGGAGATGTTGACGTATTGAAGAACGGTTGCGAGGCGAGCGCGGATAGACCCGCAGCCACAGTGCATAAACGTCGGGGCCAGCATCTCAATGTGCCCATCTTTTTCTTGGAATCCTGGTGTAGTAAACATATACATTAGCTAATCACAATCCCCTCTAGTAAATCAGAGGAGTTTGCGTCCTTATTACGGTTGATACCTGCCCAGTCTTCAGCCTTATCGACGACGGAGGTTTCGAGGTTGCGGCGCTGATTCTCCTGGGCCTTAATCTTATCATCAAGAGTCTCGGCCTCATCCATCATCTGGTTGCCCTGCTCGAGCAATTTACTCTGGGCCTTGAGGGTCTGGGTCTGGATGTTCTGGAGCTCCGCGGCCAGAGCCACCTTGTGGTTATTGGCCATAGTATTGATCAATATCTGGTAGGCTTCGGAGTTCTCCATAGTCCTAATGGTCTGGGGGTCGTTGCGGCCGAGGACCTGCAAGGCCGCATCCTTCTTGGACTTCCCCTCTAGGGTGAGGGCGATATAATCCTTAGCGTCCTTCAGTTTTGTCTTTGCCATTCTTAACCTCATTATTCATATAGACCTGGACGGTCTTTAACATACGAGTGATTGCGTCGGAGCAGCCCGAATCAATAACATCCTGCTTAGATTTGAAAGTAGGTTGCTTGAGGTTATTAGTCTGAATAAGGGAGTAAACGGCGAGGAGGCTGGCCGCGTCAACAACGTGAAGGGTGTTAGTAAGAGTAACGAGAGCCTTCTCGATCGCCGCAACCCTCTTAGTTAAATCCTCTAGCTCCGCCGCCACCTCACCGATGGCTTCGGCGTTCTCAATACTGCGATGTGATAATTCCTTAATATCGTCTTCCATAAATCCTCCTTATAAATATTGATAGTAGTCTGGGTCCGAAGCGTACTTATGCGTCAGCGTATTGTAATACCCGCGAGGGCGCCTATCCTCCCAGTGGCCGCAATTCTTAGAACCCTGGCTCTTCAAGAAATCCTGGCAGCACTCCGGCAACTCGTCCGGGTCCAACCCCTCCAGCAACGGGTTAACATAATTATCAGACTTCGCATCTAACTCTTCGAGAAGTTTATCTGCCTCATCAGGCGCCGCGCCCTTCAACGCCGAGAGGATAGCCTGACTCTTGGTCATACCGTTATTAGCGGCATACTGGTTAAGAACCCGCGCCGCTTCCTCATCAATTCGAATTGCTACGTAAGCCATAATTCCTTTCCTATTAATTCCTACTTATATTGTTGCATACGATTGTTGCATATGCAACAACGTTGTCGCATATGTCGCATGATTGTTGCATAGGTTTCGGCGCATAAAAAAACTCGTGAAAGGTAGTATCCCCATTCCATTCGGTCCAAGTATTCCCTCATTTCATTATATTTTACAGGGGTGGGGGCTCTCCGTCGTGCTAGTTATGGCGGGGCGATGATGGCGGGCGGTCAACAGGTGGCGCGGGTAGTAGAGGGCGGGCGCGGGTTTTAGCATGGCCATTATTATGGCGGTATATAGTACGGCCACGGCGACGGGGTGGCGGGGCGCGGGCGTGATTATATGGCGCGGGGCGTATAAAATAACAGGGGTGAAACAGGGGCGCGGGGCGCGTTTTTTGCATTTTGCGCCATAAAACTATTGACAAGTTTTTTATTATGGACTATAATGAGGTCATGCTAGTCAAGCGGACGACGCAAAAGACCACCGCAAAAGAGTATATAAGCGGGGCGCGGGCGGACGATTGGCGGGCGGTCAATCAATCACGGGGGGCAAGTTTTAGGGCGTACGGGGCGGGGCGCGAGCACTTACTATCATAAGTGATAACAGAGTACGGTTAAACGGCGCAATTTTTTGCAATCTCTGTTATGTAGGGCGATAGGGGGGCTTGCAATAGTACGGGCTAGGACACGGCGGGGCAATGGCTACCGCTAGCACTTTACAATCAATGGCGTGATGTATGGGGCGTTGGCAAGTCTCATATAAGCAATCACGGGCTGAGACGGGCGACAGACTAAGGGTAATGCTTATGCATTATGTAGCAATCGAAAGAAAGTGCCGAATAGTCGCAAGGGCGTGCCAAAACGCCGTGCTAGCGAGCGAGTATGCGACAGCGGAAAGCGGGCAACGCTAGCGGTTATGCTTAGGCTACCGCTTATGTTTAGGGTTTTAACTCCGCCATTATGGCGCAACATAAGCGGTAAAATTAAGCATAAGGAGCAAATAATGCTATACACAAAATATACAATCATAATGGGGTTAAACGACCGCGAGACACTCATGCCTGTTGCGGATTTTGCGACGGCGCAATTAGAGGTGGCGGGGCGTTTAGCGCAATTAGAGACGGGCGCGACAATTACGCGCGGTATGGGGGCGTATAAACATGAGGACGGGCGCGTCGTCGTCGAGGAGTCAGTAATCATTAGCGTAATCGATTTTGACGGTAGCTTTAAGAGTAAGGCGCAAGCATTTTGCGACGGGTTAAAGCGCGATTATAATCAAGAGAGTTTAGCGGTAGAGACGGCGCAAGTAGAAAGTAAGTTAGTATAAGGGGTAGTTATGTATATTGAGATATCAGATGTATGTTTTAGCGTAAACACAAGCGTGATTATGATGGTCGCGCTTATGATTACGCTAGTAAAGATTGCAAAATATTATAGCGATGTTCGCAAGCATGAGATTGGTAAAGTCAATAAAAAGTATTGACAAAACCTGTCAAGTGTAGTAAGATAAGAGTAGTTAGCATAACAGAAAGGAGCAAATAATGCATATGCTAGTTAAACGCGTCGATGGCGCGGAGTATTTAATCAAGGACTTTATGGCCACAAGTTTGAGCCGTAAAAAGTTCGAGGCATTACAGGCGGTCAATCAAGATAAGTTGGGCGATTGGCAATGGTGCGACGACGTCGATTGGACATGGTGGGATAGAGTTCATAAGAAGTTGACGGCCACGGCAATTCGTCGAGCGGATTTTAGATTCGATGTTAACACGGGGAGAGTGGAGCAATGGTAGACAAGATTGAGAAAATATATCAGGCGATTCGCCGTACGTACGGGTACGGCGACGACGCCGAGGAGATTATGGACGCGTTCGATGAGTTGGTCGACGCGTATGAAAGAAAGGAGAAATAAGATGAAAGAGTTTAAGAATTGGCGCGAGATTAAAGAGTGGGCGGTCGAGCATGGATTCGAAAGAATGGCGCGCCGTATGCAGATTAACAATGACTGTTGGTGGAGCAGTGGCGAGTTCGGTCGCAGTCAGGTCGCGATTTGCGACGCCATGAGATTCGCCGAGGACGAGGACGCCCGCGTCGAGACGGCGAAAGAGATTGAAGAAAGTTTAGAGGGCGATTGGTGTTTAGCATAAGGAGTTAAGTAAGGAGTTGATTATGACGGGAGAGTTCAAAACATTTAGACATAAAGACTTTACATTTAGCGCGCGCTACTGGGAGACCTCTAATGCGTGGGGGCATGAGTGCTATCTATTGCGCGACGGCGTCGGCGAAGTGGGCAAGGCGCGCTATCGCTACTACAATCGCACGTGGGAGTGCTACACGTATCAGAGTGTGATGTTCGGCGCGATTGAGGACTACAAGAAGAAAGAGTTGGCGCGCTATCTGAACAACAGAAAGATTGAGTTAGGCCTGAAAGGCTGGGCGGAGTCGGGTGAGTTCGATAAGCCATGGCCAAGAGGTATGAAGAAAGCGGAGATAGAAAAGTTCAAAGAGTCCGAGGCAGGCAAGATGGCCGAGGAGTTATGGAAGTTCGTAGAAAGGTAGTTATGGTAGAGGTATTAGAAAAGAAAGGAGAAAAGATTGAGGTGTATAAGCTCTGTCCGATGTGCGACGAGCAACACTACATCGAGTTAAGCAACGAGCAGGCCCGCAAGCTGTTCGAGTATGAACACGGCAAGGGCTACATCCAAGAGATATTCCCCGAGTTCAACAAGGCCGAGCGTGAGTTTTTGAAGACGGGGTATTGTCCGAAATGTCAGGAGATGATATTCGGCAACGGCGAAACAGATAAAATTAAGTCGGCGAAAGAGTCCGACAGATAAGAAAGGATTGAGAAATGGAAGAACAAGCAAAACTAAACGAGCGTGTTGAGGAGTTATTCAAGCAACACATCTATCAGTGGGTCAAAGATAACTTCGGGCAGAGCGAGGCCGATGACCCAAGTTGGAGCATTGACGCACTAGCAAAAGACCTAGCACATGGCACATTGAAGAATGACATCTATCGAGCAGTTGAGCGTGAATACTTGCGCATGGATTGCGACTACATCGCCGAGCAGAACGGTATCACATTGACCGATGAAGAGCGCGAGCGTGCAGTCGATGAGTTCATGGATTGCGAGGCGTACGTAGATGCGCACGCAGAAGATTGGCTTTACTGGATTAACAAAGTGAAAGGAGAAAATTAGTATGTTGATTTGGGCAGGAGAACCTGATTACAGGATTATCACGGCAGTTGAGGGGACTGGCGACAACTTGACCGACGAAGATTTGAAAGACGGTTATGTTGATTACTGGATGACAAGCACTTACAAGCAAGAGGGCGAAGAGATTGTGCTTGAAGACGGCGGGCAGTTGCTAACGAGCAAGCCGATTAAAGATATGGATGTCGACGAGCAGGTCGAGCGATTGCTTGATTACTGGGGCGTACATAATAACTATTCGGTATTGGAGTATTAATTATGAAGTTGTATTACAAGAAGACGGACGGCGGGGCGGAGTATTATTGCTTGAACCATATCGGAGATGGCGAGACTGGCGACTTGCACACTGCGATTATGCGCATGGACGGCAACGAAATTGAACTATTGACCCGCAACATCGGGGCTAACGATATTAAGGTAATTGTAGATTAAGGAGTGAATATGAACAAAGAAGACTATATGAATAGGCAGGGGGTATGTCCGAAGTGCCACGGCTCGAACCTAGATTATCAAGCAATTCAATACACCGATGAGTTGTGCTATTACCCGTACAAGTGTAAGGATTGCGGGCAAGAGGGCGAAGAGTGGTATCGCTTGGAGTTCCAAGGCCACAATATTTATGACGAAGACGGGGAGATGATTGAGCTATGAGCGAAGATAAGATTATCCTAGACGCACTCGTGCAGTATGAGGAGAGCAACTGGCAATCGCATGACGACGAGTGGCAACAGAAAGTTAACAAACTAATCAGTAAGTACAAGGAGAAAGCAAATGCGAACGATTAAGATGACGACCGACGACCTGAACAAGTTGTTGGCCGAGGCTAAGAAGTTCAAACACTTTATCATATACGACAGCGATCAAAACACGGACGGCGAGGGCGTGTGGCATTGTGATGTCGAACTAACTAATGACCTAGACAATAGCTATTACGACAGCGCCGAGAGCCTATGGAGTTTCGATGAGGCATAATGGTATTGACAAAGCAAGTCAAGTGCGATATAATAAAGGTATCAACTACTCAGAAAGGAGCAAACAATGAGTAAGATTAAAGATTTATATGCGGAAGTCGAGGGTATCGACGACCTCAAACCGACGTACAATCGTGAGTTCTTTGACCACGTGCAGAAGTCGGACGAAGAGCGTATGCGCAAGCAGTTGTTGGAGCGCGCAGGCAAGTTCGTGGGGCTAGACAATTGGCTTTATGAGCGTGCAGAGTGGCGCGTAGATTATGACGAAGATGGTCATATGAGTTGGGACATTGATAACTTTGACCACCTCGCAGACACAGCCGCAACCGACCTCGTTGATTTCTATATCGAAGACCAACACTTCGATATGAGCGACGAGCTTTATGCCAAGACGATTGATTGGTTGGGCGACCAGTTAATTGAGATGTGGCAAGAAAAGAAACAGTCTCTAATCGAACGTAAGATTGAAGACGATAAAGAAGAGTGGGCGCAACACACTAGCTTTTATAACAAAGATAATTTGGGAGTTTAACATGGACAAGAAAACAATTAAGGCTATCTTAGATATCATCAAAGATGTTAGCGATCGACCAGGGTTGTATGGTGCGCAGGTTACGAATCAGTACGTCATCTTCACTGACGGCTATGTAGTGGTGCGCTTGACCATGGACGAGTATGATAGCTTGCGCAAGTTGCCGTGCGGCTGGATTGGCGGAGAGCAGTTGAAGGTTGCCTATAAATTGATGGGCGCACGTGATGTGAAACTTGACTTCACGAACGACGACGACCAAGCCAAAGAAAATGAGGGTAGATTACAGCATCCGAACTGGGCAGAGGCATGGAAAACATGGAGCGATGCTGAGCCAACAGCAGACCCAGTGCCGATTCGACCAGAGACATTCAAGAAGCTTGCGCCGTTCGGCGATATGCTTATGACAATCACAGAAAATAAAATGGGGCAGAAGCTTGTAGCTTTCACTGGCAAAGGTGTTAATGCTTTCGCTTGCCCACTAATTAAATAAAGGAGGAATATGCAGATTGATATTACGCAAGTGTGGGAGTATGAGTTCAAGCCCACGGACACGATGAGATTACTGCACGCTTTCAAAAACCATTGGGAGCTGGCGGGCGACGAGATAACCCTCGAACGTCGTGGCGACCGTATCTTTGCGGTGCGTCGTGAGGGTGAGAAAGAAGACGCAAGACTATTAGATAAAGTATTCGGGAAGAATCCACTCGACGACTTCCCATCGATTAGAAAGGATTAGATATGAAGATGAAGATTATTAAGCGTGGCGACGTAGTTTATGTAGTGCCAGACAAGGAGAACAATGAAGATTAACGACGATAGTTATTACACGAAGAACCTCATGGTTAAGATTACCGAGAAACAACGTCAGATGTTAGGCATTATGACGGAAATTATCGGCGAGAGTCGTAGCCATATTGTCCGCCGTCTATTGATGGTCGAGGCGAAGAAGTGTGCGGCGCAGCTTGAAGGCGAGGAGCTCGAGCTATGGCTTAACTTGATCAACCAGATTGAGAAAGAAGAAGACTACCACGAGTTTGTGGTCGGCGAGGCGGTGAGCCAGGGCATGAAAGAGGCTTACTACGAACGCACTGGAAAGGTCATGGGGTATGACGATGAGAGTACGTTGAAGACATTGGCCGATAAGCAACGTGTCTGGCAACGCAATCGCCGTGCGCGTATCAAATTACAAAAGCTAAAAGAGCTGGACGAAAACCATGGATAGACATTACTTCAAAAATAACTTCGGAGATAAAGGCGTAGCATTTGTGGTGTGGTTCGATAAGTATGGTGGCGCCGAATCAGACAAGTACAACACTGTCGAAGACTTATTGAATGATTGTGCGCGAGACTATATCCCGTCAGCACAACGTGATTACAGACGAGAGGTTAAGATGTTGCTCGCCGCCTACATCCGAGAAATCTATAAAGAAAGCGACAAGATTCATATCGCTACTGGTGGGGATGGGCGTAAGTATGCATCAGATCACTATGATAACTCTGGCAGGCTACAAGCTGTAAGAGATATTGCGAAGGCTCTAGGTATGGATGATGCCGAAACAATCGGCAGTAACGCATACTGCTATTACGACCACTCGAATACTCGGGGGTTGCCATATTATTACAGCGAAGATGTGGACGAACTTAAATGGATAAGCAAAAGATTAGGCAACGAGCTTTATAGCTTTCCGTTCGAGGAGAAAAAATAATGTTGCGTCCATATCAGCAAAGGACGGTTGATGATATGTTGTCAGAATTACAACACTACACAAAGCCGTTCGTAATCAATCTCCACCAGGGCGGTGGCAAGAGTTGGATTATCGCCGAGGTAGCAAAGCAGGTAGGCAAGTGTCTGGTTCTATGTATGAGCAAGGAGCTTGTCGAGCAGGACGCCGAGAAGATTAGATTGGTGGGCGCAGATTGTTCAATCTATTCCGCCAGTTGCGGCGAGAAGATTATCTCGGACATCACAGTAGCGACCATTGGTTCGATTCGTAAGGTGCCTGAGTATTGCGACCGCTTCGATTTGATTATCATCGATGAGTGTGATTCATTCCCGTGCGACGATAAGAACTCTATGTATTCGAAGTTCTTTAAGGTGGTTCGTAAGCCAGTGATTGGTTTGACAGGCACAGCATTTCGCACGGCGTATTCGTATAGCCGCCAAAAAAATGGCGACGTGATCCAAACCACGCACATTAAAGCCCTCGACAAGTTCAACTTCTGGGGCAAGGTTATCAACGAGGCTAGTTATCAAGACCTCAAAGACCAGGGGTATCTGGCGCCGATTCAGTATTATATAGAGAACTCGAACCGTGATATGCTCCGTGTGAATAGCACTGGTCTTGACTACACGGAAGAATCATTGGCAGAGTATGGACAATCTAACAGAATTAGGGTGTGCCAGGTTATCAACGGCGCAGTCAATGTGTGGAAGTGCAAGCGAGTATTGGTGGCAGTTCCAAATATTGAAGAGGCCGAAGCCATCAGCGAGATGTGTGGCGGCGCAACCGTGCATAGCAAGATGACTAAGCGTGAGCGTGAGAAGATTGTTAATGACTTCAAGAGCGGCAAGATTAAGGTCGTAGTTCAGGTGCTCACATTAAACGTGGGCTTCGATCTACCAGCATTAGACTGTGTAATCTTCGCCCGCCCATCCCGTTCGCTTCGTATCTGGGCACAGTTCGTCGGTCGTGGTATTCGTATCGACCCTGACGATGACGGTAAAGTTTGCAAGTGTATTGATATGGGTGGTATGCTCGACCTATATGGAAGGATTGAAGACGTAAAAGTGAAAGGAGGTGTCGTTTACGGGACGCATGGTTCAATCTCTGACAAGGCATTGAACCGTGTGAACATCACAGAAATGCAGTTGCGGTATCACTAATCACGATGGTGCTCTCTCTGTTACCTCTCTTAGAGCTGAGAGCTAAGTGTCACAAACGCAGCCATAGTACGGTAGCCGGACCGCAAAACTTTATTAGGCTACTGGCAGAGAGGTTTCGTGATTGGACTCTCTGCACCAACAATTAGCCAGCACCCACCTCCACGGGGGCTGGCGCCAATAATTAAATGAAAGGACGGATATGAAAGATATCAAAAAACATTATCAAGATTTAATTAAAGACATTAACCTCGCTAACGATAAGATTGTGAGCGGGTTGAAGAACCACATTAACTGGCTCGAGAAACAAATATTCGAACTTCAGGAAGAATCTGAGAAGAAGAGTGAGCACGCTGATTTGCAGAAAGAGATTGATGAATACAATCGCCTCGAAGCCCAGAAGAATATGAATCTCGAAGATGAGATTACGCAGCTCAAAGCCAAGTTGGATGAAAAAGAAAACGATTTGAAAGCGGCTAGCAACACTATCCAAGCGTGGGAAAACAGGTTCTACGCCTTAGTAAAGGCCTATGATATCAACCTCGACAAACCAGTGAAGGTATACCAACCGTGCGAAGGCGAGCCCAAGACCCACAGAAAGCGCAGTAAAACCGTAGTTGTTTGTTGCAAGGATTGCGGCACATACTTCCAAGCGAAGAGCAAACTAGCTAAGTATTGTAGCAGCTGCCGTGACAATCGCGCCAAAGCATCCCGTGCTAAGTGGTTAGCTAAACAGAAGTAAGGAGAAAGAACAATGGGAAAAACCAAACAGGGTGCATTTGATGAGATTTATCATCATATTGATGCACCAACTAAACAAGATGATGAATGGGGGAAGGAACACAAATCAAGGAAATTAACTATTCCAAATAAACATGGTGCGTATTACCGTGATATGATTTTGTACCAGTTGGCTAATACTATCTGGCAATACAAACGCAAGCTAGACGGGGCGAACCTTCGTGTCCGCTGGGACGGCGAGCAAGCTCTCTGGAATGGGAAATCCAACAACTTCCAGTGCAGTTCTGACCTCGCCGATTATATGAACAACACGTTCATCGAGGAAATCTTTGAGGAAAAATTTGGGCGCGATAAGAAAGTCGTCTTATTTGGCGAGCATATGGGCAAGAAGGTTCAAGGCAATGAGCTTGGCCTCGACGACGATGAGTTCATTCTTTACGACGTAAACATTGATGGCTACTGGCTTGACGGTGCAGCTATTAAAGAAATTGCAACCTACTTTGGTATTCATACTTGTTACGATTTTATGGGCGAGGGCGAGCTCTGCGAGTTTACTGGCTCTCTCGTAAATTTAATCGAGCGCGTTTCTAAAGGTGAGTTCAAAGACTGGGAAGGTATTGTAGCCACGCCACTTGTTGAGTGCCGTACTCAGAAAGGTGACCGTGTTATTGTAAAGATTAAGAACCGTGACTACCTGAGGGGCGAATAATGAAGATTCGTGACGAAAAAACTAAACAGTTGTTTATCAAATACCTCGAAGAACACCCGAGCGAGAGGTTTATGCAGGCTGTGAGGAACTTCATCGGCGTTCCGTTCTTGGTGGCGTCTAGTGCCCCTTGGAGAGAAGGCGACACTTTCTACTGGGAGTGTGACGAAATGTTAAAGGAGGAAGAATGAACGAGTATGAGCGTAAGTGCGAACTAGAAAGTAGCTATGAACTTTTAAGTGATAACGGAGCGACTAAGGATAACCCAGATATATATACACTGAGGTTATATTGTCCGAGGTGCGGCTCCATCACAAAAGAATACAAGTATATAAAAACAAGTGATTATGTTTCTGGCAGTAGCATGGCGTTCGTCGCCGCAAATAACTTAGAGGAATCTCATATAGAGCTACATAGATTAGCCGACATAGGCAAATCGGTGGAAAACTTTATGGAGCTTATAAAGGGAATAAAATGAGCTGTAAGGGGAGATAAAACTCCCCTTTACAACACCAATATTCTATGGTATTATAAAGTCACGATGGTAAGCACTCCGTCGTAAAATAACTTTAAGACTTTCCTGGTAATCGCATCGGGAGAAAGGACGGAATTATGATTGTGATTTTTTAGCACCCACTTTTTAGGTGGGTTTTTTATTACTAATTTTTAAGGAGCAAATATGCAACACAGTATTATCCCAAACGCAGCTAAGCTAATCGAAAGCTTGCGCTATCTAACTTACACTAACGAAGCAGCTATCGCAGATATCGTGGACAACTCGTTCGACGCTATGGCCGAGAACGTGAACATCTATATCAAGCGTGATGACTGTATCCTGATCTCTGATGACGGATATGGCATGGATAAAGAAATCCTAACCGAGGCTATCAAGCTCGGGTCCGACACGCAGAAAGAGCAGTCCGACCTCGGCCGCTTTGGCATGGGCTTGGTCACTGCCGGTATCTCTATGGGCCGTCGCATCGAGGTGATGAGCAAGGTTGCCGGCGGCGAGCCACACAAGATTGCCCTCGACCTAGACTTGATCGGTGAGAGCAACAAGTGGATTGCCGAAGAGTGTGAGCTCACTGACCAGGAGAAAGAGGCATTCGAGAACCTCAAGAGCGGGACTTGCGTTAATATCTGCAAGCTAGACTCAGTCAAATCAAATGTTGGGACGGCGGTAGCTAACCATCTACGCCGTGTCTTCCGTAAGTTCTTGGCGACTGGCCGCACCATCACGGTTAATGGCGAGGAGCTAACTCCTATCGACCCATTGGCCCGTGACCTAGACGACACAGATATTATGCTGGACGAGGACATCGAGGTGGGCGGCGGGCGCGTGCACATTACGGTTGCGCACATCAACAATAGCAAGAGCGACATGGCCGACAAATACAATGACGACAACCATGTCCCTATTAACTCACGCACTCAGGGTTTCTATATTATGCGCAACAATCGTGAGATTGCATCCGGCACTACGCTTGAAATGTATCTCCGCCACCCAAGTTCTAACCGCTTCCGTTGCGAGATTAGCTACTCTGGCGACCTCGACAAAGACTTCGGCATCAACTTTATGAAGCGCGATGTTAATACTAACCAGTCGCTCAGAGATAAGATTGCTGCTAAAGTATTGCCTGCGATTAGGTTGATTCAGAATCAGGCGATGCACCGTGAGCAGGTGAGCGCGGCTGAGAAGATTGATCACAACGATGCTGAGCAGATTATCAAGAACAAGAAGGGTCTCCTCCGCACCGATCTCAAATGGAAGGAGAAGCGTGAGCCGCGTGAAAAAGATGGCACCCCACGCCCAGACCCAAAGAAGAAGATTAACCGTGAGCACATCAAGCGCATCCAGCCAGGCAACAAGGCAATGCCGGCAGAGATTCGTGAGGCCGACCTCGGTAAGTTCAGCCCATTGTTTGACTGCTTCTTCGAGGGTAGCAAGATTGTCATCCGCTGGAATATCCAGCACCCATTCCACGCTAAGGTGATCGCTAAATATAGCAACGATAAGAACATCATTACGCCTATCGACTTCTTAGTTTACTCTCTAGCCCAGGAGATTCTATCCTCCGAGGCTGCTGAGAGCGACAAGAAAGAGGAGCGCCGCAGCATCTCCGACTCGATCGTGAGTATGTCAGAGAACCTCCGCATCTTGATGCAGTAAAAAAGACTTGGCGGGTGGGCAAGTTTATAGTAGTCTGAAATTAGAAAGGAGGGCAACGACATAGGTAAACTATCGTCTTCTACGAAAAAACGCGCCACAGCTCAAAATAGAGGCCTCACGGCGCAAAATAAAAAGGACCTCGAATGTATATTAGGACTCTGCAAACACAGTGCTATGACCAATACGAAGTGTTTATACTGGGACAAGGTGGTGGATGCACCGGACCCAGCCGCAGAGCAATACAAATTAATCATCAAACTATTAGGAGGTAAATGATGAAGAGATACAGCAAAGGTATTTGGCGGGGCGAGGATACTCAGTTCGATGAGGCCGAACTCAAGAATGGTGGGCGCTACACTGGGGAGTTTCTAGTGTTCGATGATGGGCCCAACTACCTTGGCAGTGTCCTGTTCGTGGTGTACGGCGGGCGCGTCGCAGCCAAAGCAATGAAGTGTTATTGGGAATTCCGCGACAAAGACCTCGTGCCCAGCGATTTCTAATGCTATACTGAAAACATAGGTCCAGCCTCGCTCTTCAATTAGCGATTTTAATGGGCCTTTGTTTTATTGGTATTACCTCCACTTAGTAGAACTTGGTCCGGGCTTTTAAGATTTCAAGCATAGATATCTAAGCACACAAATGCGTGTATTCATACGTCGTACGGGTTCTTGGTACGACATCTCAACACAAAAAATTTCCTGCTGGACGGGAAATTTTTTGTGATACAATAGAGCTATGCGGATACGTAACTTCCGCATAAACAAATAACAATTTAACCGCATTGGGTTTTTGATATTTGTTGCGTGCGCAGCAACTATGTGATACAATACTATTAGTTACGTATCCGAAGACCCTTTGCAGAAAGGGTCTTTCTTTTATGGCCAAAGAGGTAAAAACAGTAGCAGCAGATAAGCGAGTAGTATTCGAGGATAAAGTAGGGACTCTACTTTATAAAGGGTACGAAATCGTATCGTGCGGCGTGACACCAGATTGGGACCAAACAAGTATGTCTTCGATTTGGTGGGCTATCCTAGAGAAGGATAATAAAGACATTAACGATAAAGATTAGGATTAAATATGGATTATGATGGTGCAGTAATGTTGCATTTCAGCAGAGAGCTGGCGCAACAAACTACGGTGGCTACTGCCGTCGTGTATGATGTTCTTTACTACAGAGAGAAGCACTGGAAAGAGAATCTTAATGAGGATGGCGAGTTTTACTCTTCAATCTCATCAATCGTAGAGTATACAGGGATGGCAGAGAAGACGGTGCTCCGAGCAATCAAGGACCTAGAAGAGCTAGGCTTAATCACCAAGCGCACTAGTTATCGACCAGGGACATCTACGAAAACTACTTTTTGGCAGGTTCACAAACTGACAAAATGTCAGTTTCAAGAAACTGACAAAATGTCAGCTTCTATATTAAAAGGACAAAAAGAAAAGCAACAAGAAGAGGTGGATGATGATTTCGACGCTGACATCATTCCTCTCGCCGACCCTACTATTAAGGCTGTCGAAGTTGAAACATTCGACTCAGACGATAATGGTAAGTGCATCGTCGTCAAGCGTAGAATCCCTCGCAAGTATTGGAATAGCGCAGTTCGTAAGTGGCGCAAGGACAGTAATGAATTCGCTCGTGTCGAATTCGAAGATGAACCAGGCAAGGTTACATCAATCCGACCTAGTCAATTAAAGAGTTGGAATGTGCGCCCTAAGATCGGTGGCTCGGTGAACCAGTATAACGGTGGGACTGCGTTCCAGGGCTAGGTATGGAGAAGAACGAACGACAATTACCTGCTGGCTTCGAGGAATATGATTCCGTAATCGAGGCGCAGAAGCATAACATCGACACCTGGGATTCTACCGGTGTCACGAACCTCTATTCTACTGGGGTCCCCCAACTCGACAAGTATCTTGGTGGCGGGTTCGGGAAAGAGGGCGACTTCGAGATTGTGCTCATCCACTCCCAACCTAAGACCTACAAGTCTACTCTCGCATTGCTCTTTATGATGGATGCGGTGAAGCGTGAGATTCCTCAGGGCTGGGTCATCCTCGAAGGTTCGTTGGCCGAGGCTATGAACCGCCTGCGCAAATGCTATTACCCGTACGAAGAGTTTGACAAGCTAGTGCCGAAGATGGAGAAGTGCGTGTTCGCTATGAGTAAGAAGATGCGCCGCTCCAACTACACCCTCGGAGATATCCTCAAATGGATGCGCTACCTCAACGCTACTAAGGGCGTCAATCTATTCTTTATCGACCCGCTCGGCTATGCCTTCGATTTCTCTACTCGTGATCCGTACGAGAATGAGTGGAGCCGGCAAGCCAGATTTATGCAGGAGCTTGCAGCTTTCGGCGAAGATACCAACTCAACCATTATCCTGGTTCAGCACAACACTAAGGATAGCTCGGGCCCGAACGCCTCACATCGCTCCGCTGCAGTAGGTGGCTCGTCCACATTGACTAAGGCGGCGACTAAAGTAATTGAGTTGCGTAGGGAGAAAGATGATTACTCCGGTACAGGCGAGAGATATCGCCGTGTCTCTGCTGAGCTATACTTCTCCCGCCACACCTTCGATCATGACCATCACCCAATGATTATCGACTTCTACCAGCGCGCAGATGGCAAGGGGTTGAATATGTTTATCCCGACATTTACTACTTCGACAGCCGAAGATGCCTTAAATAAGAAGCAGCTGGACGGGCGTGCAGTGTGGGCGGGGCAGATTGATGACAGCCTTAATGATTTGAAGGAGGCTATGAATGGATAACTTCGCTAAAGAAGATTTCATGGTCGTCCCTATCCAAGATACTGGCATTACCTGGGGCAAGATTCCAAACTACGATGGTCACGGTATCAAGTGGAGCGACCAGAAGAACTGGGTCAGCTGGCAGGAGCGTGAAGATTTCTACCCGAACTGTACTGACTGGTATGTTATCCCACCTCTCTACGCCAAGTACCGCAAGGGTTGTATGGAAGTAGGATTCTACGTTCTCGATATCGATAACCACGATGGCGATAGGTTCAATGAGGCAATCGCCGAGCTCAAGACTTGGAATCTACCGCCTACCTTAACCGTAAGGACTAAGAGTGGCGGGCTCCACCTCTACTATTGGACATTCGCCGACGCTCTACCTCGTGTTCGTAACGACCGCAGGGACCACGGCTTGCCTATTGAGATTAAAGTCCACACTGGATGGGTGGCGCCGAACGGCAGAGATCGCACGATTATTCGTGACCTCCCCATCGCCCCACTCCACGTTGTGGCTGGCACTAAGTTCGGAGACTTCGCTTCGTACAAGAAAGAATACAAAGGTCGCACCCAGCGCAAACCAATTAACCCTGACTTCAAACTCCCGGACATCCCTAGTTACCCAGAGTCCATGCGCCACGACAGTATCATTCGTGATGTGAAGGCGCTCCAGGATGCTGGCTGCCCGCCAGAGCTGGTTGAAGAGTATGTCGATAAAGTAATCGAGAACTCCCCTGGCTCCCGCCAGATTCGAGACCGCGAGATTAAAGACATCATCAACTGGGAAGGTGCGACTGAGCGGCTCCAGACTTTAGTTGAGCGTAACGAGGAAGATCTTAAAGAGCTGGAGGCCGACCTAGAAGACCCGCTTGAAGGGGCTGTCGAACTCACTGGGCTTGACCTACTAGAAGCTCAAGCTGTATTCTCAACTGAAGAGGAGAAGGTAGAACTCCGTAAGAAATATAGAGAGATAAGGGGATACTAATGGACATAGTTTACTTCGTCAAAGACGCCAAAGAAAATGAAGAGCTAAAGTATTCCTTGCGCTCTCTAAAGAATCTCGAGCACGACAAAGTCTGGTTCTTCGGCGGCAACCCAGATGGGCTGCGCCCAGACAAGTCGGTTAAGGTGTACCAGAACCAGCTGACTAAGTACGATAATGTCCACATGATGTATTCATGGGTGCTGCAGTCGGAGGTGTCCGATGATTTCATTATGTTTAATGACGACTTCTTCGTGATGGATAAGGTGTCAGAGGTGCTGCCCGTCCATCGCGGTAGCCTCTACGAATATATTGTTAAGGTTGAAGACAATAACGGCGGCATGACCGCTTACACTCGTAGGCTTAGAGCGACCACGAAAGCGCTTGAGGAGGCCGGGCTCTCCACTCGTTGCTACGAACTCCATATTCCAATGGTGTTCAATAAAGAAAAACTCCGGGCCGCCCTCAAGAAATTCCCAGGTCTCAACGGAGTCCGCAGTATCTATGGCAATATGTATTACGAGGGGAACCGTATCCCAGATTGCAAGGTGTTTAAGTATGACCAGCCGTTACCAGAAGGCCCGTTCCTCTCGACCAGCGACGACACTTGGAAATACTATATTGGCGACATGATTAAAAAGAAATTTGACACGCCATCTAGGTTTGAGTTAGACTCAAATCAGAAGCCGGCGAGCAGCTAATACCTGCCCATTAATACACATCCGGCTACTACTTTGTGCGACAACAAAGGAAAGAAATGCCGCCGAGCATATCGAGTTTTAGACTTAGTGACTTGATACGGCGGTATTTTTTGTGGTATGATAACGGCACGGATATAATAAAGCCTAGAAGCGTGCCGATGAATCTACACATAGGCGGCTAAGGCGTGTAGTGTAAGTCCGTGCCGCCACAGCTGGGCGGTTTTTTTGTTTTATGCTTGCTATTAATGATTTATTTTGGTATGCTCTGGTTAGACAACCCGTGAAACAAGTCTCGGAACTCACAACACCGTTAGCAGTTGTGTATTCTAAAAGCCAAAAAACGGCCCCGTGTTCGAATAGGGCTGTTTTTTGTTATAATGAAATTACATTAACAATTTAACCGAAAGGAGTTTTATGAAAAGTCCTAACCAGTCTACTGTTAAAACTTTTCTAAACGTAACAACCTATGAGCCACTGGAGAAGAACCCGCTTGTCGGGCTTCCACAGCCAAAGACGATCGACATCACCGAGCTCTTGAAGGAGAACAATGTCGAAAGCTTCTACAGTATTAACGGTATCTCTCAATGTGATGTCGATGAGGAGGACGAGTATGGCGCCACCCCTATTAAGACCCGCTTCGTCCTCAATGAGACGAACCTCGACGAGTTGAAGGACAGAATCTTCCGCATCGTTGACGCTTCTATCGTTAACCAGAAGCAGTCTGACGCTGTTAAGAAGCTCGTCATGGGCGAGTTTGAGAACCTAAAGAGGTCTTGCTGGGATAATATTCATCCAACTGCGTTATAATAGAGATACCAAGTCTCATTTTGGTAGGCCGCCGAGAACTTCGAGCTAACTTCCCAGCTGCTCGAAGCGGCGGTTTTTTGGTGGCAAAAAGTCTTGACAAGTGCTTTATGATTTGCTACAATAGAGGTATAAAGTTTCAGCAAAGGAGCATATAAGATGAAACACAATAAATTAAAACTAACTGATACTAAGGACAAGGGGTTCAAGCCTGTGGACTGGATTGAGCTGGCGGGGCTGTTGCTCGCTCTGCTTATGTTTACAGTGCTTGGGTTCTCAGTATTCGTAGCAGTATTAAAGTTAATGACAGAGGTAGCGGGATGAAAAATATTTACTACTTCACGATGGAGGACCTTATCAAGATTCTATATCGTGCGACTATGAAAGAAATAAAACACGGCAACTACCCGTCCCTAGAGACCTGCGAGATTGGCGGCGGAATCACGTTCAATGTTTTAGATGAACTAGGTATTACAGCGGAAGACGCTGAGCCAGTGCTCGATGGAATCAGGGATGAGATTTTAGAAAGAATTAAAGAGGAGGAAGATGATTAAAGAAGTTCAGTTCACAATTCCTGTTACTGGTCTGCAATATACAGACGTAAGACCTGTGATCACTGGCGAAGATTGGGATGGTATTAAGGCTGAAGCTCAGAAGATTGCTGAGAGCGTAGGCAATACTAAGCTATCAGAGCGTCTTGGCGGGCAGACAAGCCTTACAAGCGGAATCACGAGCTCACAGGAGGTATTAGGAGACGGGGTCCTGTTCAATAAAGAAGACCACACATACACTAAGAACGGCCTCCCCTACCTTTCCGGCTCGACCTTCGCCCATATGTTCGAGCAAGAATTCCCGAGAGGGGCAGTAGCCAGTAAGGTTGCGGCCAAGGAAGACAAAGCAGTCGAAGACGTGCTCGAAGGATGGGATGCTAAGGGGCAGATTAGTCTGGACTATGGCACTCTGATACATAAGTGCATCGAAACTTATATTAAGTATGGCGCCATTCCGACTAATCAGTATCTAGCAGATATCGTAGAGGATTGGTCGGAGGTATTCAGGAAAGACCCGATTGATTTCTCTGAGTTATTCGTTCAGGACGATGAACACCAGATGTGCGGGGTGGTGGACGGGCTCGGCGGCGGCGTCCTTTACGACTGGAAGACTGGCGACATCCACCAGAAGATTAAGCACACGCTCGGCAAAGACTTCCCCAACGACCGCCTCTCGCTCTACACCCTACAGCTAAACTTCTACAAATACATCATCGAGCGGAACGGCGGGAAGATTAAGAAGATGATCATCGGCTGGCTGAATGGGGAGCATTGGGAGAAGGTCGACGTCCCTATCATCGATATTAAACCTTACTTGGAGCAGGTATGGAAACCGAAAAAATTATCAAGCAACTAAAGGAGCGTCTCGAGAAGATTTATCCTGACATGGAAGAGCAGATGCCGGTCGACCCGACGCCTCAGTCCGTGGAGAAGGTAAAGAAGATTGCGGCGGTAGCATCCTCGAACTGTATGTCACTGGCGCTCACCGCAAGAGCCCTCGCGCAGTACGTTAAAAAGAAGGAAGCAGAGATCACGCTCGCACATATCCAGGCTAAGGACCTCGTCACCCCCAAGGATGACCACCTCAAGGCCCTGCTCAAGAGCGAGCTCTCTGAGGAATATGCTTACCTCGAGCTCTGCAACCGTATGCTCGACATCTGCAAGCAGCGTGTAATGCTCGCGCAGACATTCCTCCGCAACGTAGATAAGGAAGGATTCGCCGGCAACCTAGAGATTTAACCTCGCTAATCGTCCCAACTATGTTGGGGCGAGACTGGGGGGTTAAAGGAAAATAATTAAAAAATAAGGAGTAACAAATATGGCAGATTTATCTGACCCAGCAAAACTCAAAATCAACAACGCTAAAGTAGTCTTCTACACTGGTCCAGAAGACGAGAAGGCAGCCGAGTTCGGCACCTCAATCACCATCGCACTCGATGCTGAGACCAAGAAGCAGATTGAAGAGTTCTGTAAGACCAACAATGTTGGTAAGAATGGCGACCCAAACAAGGGTAAAGCCAATATCAAACAGTACACTAACGAAGAGACAGGTGTCACCACCGATCAGTTCTCCGTCAAGTTCAACGAGCACACCCAGTTCGCTGGTCTTAACGGTCTTACCCAGGACGACCTCGGCTACGGTGCTACGGTTAACCTTATCGCTAAGGCTTACGAGTACAAGAAGTTCGGCGGCGGCGTAGCAATCTCCGCTTCCGCTATCGTAGTAACCAAGGGTGCGGCTTCTAACAACGACGGCGACCTCGCTGAGTTGATGGAAGATTTGGGCGACGCGGCTGAGACTTCCGAAGTACCGTTTTAAGGAGATATATGATTCAGCACTATGACTTATATCTCCGAGTAACCAAGGGGGCGGAAGCCTACCATCTCGATAAGGTAAAGGCTGGTGCTATTGGTGGCTCGATTAGTAAACCTAATCGGGCTGCCTGCAAAAGAAATGCGAAGGGCGCCAGCTACCACCGGCTAAAGAAGACGGAGCCGCGGCAATTCGTCTGCATAAAGCAGATAGATGGCTACCTTCCGGGGAAGTATTACGAGTTCACAGTGGGCGGTGGCGCTCGTATCCCGTTTAATCTGAAGAGTTGGTCGGAGTTCCTGACTTACTTTTCAGAGCGAAAGGTGTTAAAATAATATGAAAACCGCCCCCACCACGTCTGTGGTTTGCTCACTAGGGGCGGTTTTCTTGTGAGAAAATATGAGTAGAGGTAGGTTATCGTTTAATCTTCAAGACGAAGATGCGATGAAAAAATTTAGAGAATATATAGGAGTTAAAGATGCTAGAAGAAAAGGTAAAAGAGTGGCAAAGAACGAAGAGCGTAAGTCTCGCGATGGAGATTTGCGAGACACTGGTGAAGATGTATGAAGCAACCGACGAGTAAGGATTTAGATGCGCGCCTCGATAAACTCGTTCAGACCGTCCAGAGAGCTGAAGGATGTTTCATCCGTGATGGACAGTGGGTGGCTGTATGCCGCACTTGTGGAAGAGTCGCGCCGATCACTGGTAAAGACTCTATCCAGGGCGGACATTACATCCCCCGTGGCTGCCGCTGTACGCGCTGGCTTGCCGCTAACGTACACCCTCAGTGCCAACGCTGCAACGGATTCCTTAACGGCAACTATCTTATGTATGCCAGATGGATGCAGAAGCACTACCCAGAAGAAAACGAAAGGCTCCTCGATCTATTCGAGAAGCACAAGAAAGGTTGTGCCCCGAAGCTATCGGTTATCGAGAAACGAGCTCTATACAATAGCTGGCTCATCAAAGGCCGCAAGCTAGAGGAGATGACCGGGCTCCAGCTCTTTCCGAAGACGTGGGATGTGGTATAATAGGTAGGTCCCCAAGTCTCGGAGACGACTTTTCTCTCCTTTCTTTAGTATTACCTCCACGAAAGAAAGACAAAAAAAAGACCCCGAACGGGGTCTTTTTCTAGGCCTAACAAACACTAAATGTAGCATTGACGAAATAATCGATTGAACATTCTGATTAATTTTAATACTACGGCCTAACTAGATTATACCATCCTTGCCGACATTTTGTGCGATGGTGATGAAGCCGGATGCGGCGAGGCCAACTACCGCCCCGATGAGAGGATTGATAGCAAGAGCCAAGCCAGTAAGAGCACCAGCAATACCTGCTCCAATGATAATAGCAACCGCTTTCCAATCTTTTTCGAAGATACGTTTGATGAGTTCAACGACGCCCGCAACCATGCCGAGAAGAATAGCAGTAGTGACAGCGTCAAGATTAAAAACTTCCATTTATTTCTCCTTGAATATTCTCTTATCGACGAAGTAGAAGATTACCCCACCGATTAAGTTAGCTATTATTGTGGCCCAAACGGTGCCAAGCCCGCCCAGCCATATCAGACATACGGCTAGGATGGGGCTTGAGCATTGCCATCTGAGTAGGTAAAGAAGGAACCGCCTCACTTCTTACCTGTAATCAAATCGATAATGTGCTGAATGAACTGGATAATCTTCTGAAGAATACCTACAGTTGGGTCTGGTTCTGGGGTTGGTTCTGGGGTTGGTTCTGGGGTTGGTTCTGGTTCCGGGGTAGGTTCTGGTTCTGGTTCCGGCTCAGGTTCAACCTTCTTGACCATATCCCATTCGTTGAAGCCATTAGTAATCTGCTTGGTGTAAGAGTATTCAGTTAGCAAGTAAGTAGCGTCGAGCTGCTTGTTATAGACCTTGCCGTAGATAACAATCTCTTCGCCCTTGTTATATTGCTTAATGCTCTTGCAAGCGTTCATACTGGTGTGGTTAAAGTCCCAGAGATTAGTAGGCTGGAGGTTAGTGATCCATGTTTCCGGCTTATCCAGTTTGGTCCAGGTCAATGTTGGCTTGTCGGCGCCAGCATTTATTGCGTTAGCTTTTTCGATTAACTCATTCATACGACCGATAAGGGTCGGGCCAGCACAAGCTGTTGATGCGTAGAGACCGTGATAGCCAATGTTCTTCTTGAAGACTAACTTGCCCATATTATTCCTCTTGGCGATATCTGCAACTAGATAGACTAGAGAGTTGAACGCCGCCTCAGATACAGGCCAGTCACCGCCAGTCTTGCTATTAGAGGTTTCGATGCCGATAGAGCGTTGATTAATTGGCCAGTTGCCTGCCTGCCAAGCCACCTCAGTTTCGTCGATACCCCAACCAATCGTGCCATCGTTACCGATAGCGTAGTGAATTGAGCCCCCACGGCCCTTGAGCGAGTTGTTACATTGGGTTGGGGTGAGCACGCCGGCCATATGGTGGACAACAATTAGGTTCGTAGCTGTGCGATATGATGGGCTAGAGAAGTTATTGTTAGCACCGATATAAATTTTAGCTAGCGGGCTATGAGCCATTCTTTACCCCCTTCGCATTATCAGGGATAGCCTCTGGCGGGATACCCTCGCCTGGGCCCATAGCTTCTACTTCGTTCTTAACAAACGAGCGTTTAGATTTGATGGTCTTGATGATACTCATTCTTCCTCCTCATCTTTACAAGCCTTACAAGGCTGAATTTTATCTTGCGTTACGGTAGCAACAATCTGGTATATGGCGGTAGCGTCGCCGTCGACCTCCCCAGCGAGCGTTATCGCCGTAGCCAGATGCTTGAGCAAACAATATATATCCCCGTCCCCCGCGATACTAGCCACGCAGTGGTTGTATGCGGCATTTAATTCCCCCACGAGACGGAGTAAATCTTCGAGATTATAAATCTCCGTCTCGCCATTAACTGCTTCGAGCAGTTGGTTATTGCGCCGGCGGCGCTCAGCTTGGATATCGAGCGCCACCACCTCTAGCAATTCCTTAGTCATTCAGAATCCTCTGGAGCTTCTCAAGTTGCTCCCTATTAACGAACGCTCTGCTGTCGCCTACCCTCTGGAGCAACGCTCTCGCTAAGGCTTTGGCCTGGGCGGTGCGACCTTGATCGAGCATCCTGTCGATTTGTTCTAATGTGCTATCGCTTCTTTCTGAATATTGTACCTTACCGTGATAGTTTTTATACAACTCCTTGAGGTAAGACTTTGCAGATTGGCCGTACTTAGGGACCATAGAGTTAAACACATCGTCGATAATGTTTTCAACATCCTCGTTACTCCAGATATTGTTTCCGTAGAGCCTGACGATTGGGTCGAGGTCTTGGCGGACGATGTTAATATAGCGTTCTTGGATTGCTTTTTTCGCTTTAGATCCCTTAGTGCTGAAGAGCTCATCGCGATAGCGTTGGTTCAAATCTTTCCATTTGTCCTTGTA